AAAAGAAAATCTTTAAGTTATTATTATTAATGAGTTGGAACTACCCATTTAGCTGGAATAACACTTCTAGAAGTGGTCGTGAGCAGTTGAACACGGACAGATTTAGTTTAATATTCGATACTGTATCCGAAATGAGACGCAGATTAGAAAACTCTGAGCAATTAATTAACAATTTAACTACTCGTATTGAAACACTAGAAACAGCTGATAATAACATCACGGCACCTAGACTTTTTAACTTTGAAACTCCTAGGATGACAACTAGAAGTCGTAACAATGGAAGAACTCCTAGAACATACACTGCTACTTTTAATACTGCGCCTGGAGTTGTAAATGATGATACGTTAACACCACTAGTGGATAATTTATTTAATGGTATTATAGCTGATTCCTTATCAAATACTAGACTTGGATTAACAATTGAGCAATTAAATGCCAATACTACAACTGAGTTATTTGTAGGTAACGATGAAGAAACACCTGAAGAAGACCGCGAATCTTGTAGTATTTGCCGAGAACCTTTCGCTAATTCTAGTATAATAAGAAAAATAAATTCCTGTGGTCATAAATTTCATTTGAATTGTATAGATACTTGGTTTCAAAATCAATATACATGTCCAATGTGTCGTGTAAGCGTAAGAATATTAATACCAGGTAATAATGAAATGCCTAGGTTAGTTAATGATAATGGTGATGACCAGTAATTTACTTATTCTTAGATGTTACAGTGAAGAACTGCGTAATCTCTCTTGCTCCTGAGCGTTGATTTTCTGCCTTGCGAAGAACTTCACCAAAGATAAGACGTGATGCCTCTTCATACCTCAAATCCTTTATTTTCTCCATTGCTTTCTCGTGTGTTTTTGTTGCCGTGAGTGATTTGTATTTCAAGTCCCAATGATTTTTAGGAAGTTTATATCCAGGAAGTTTTTCTACAGTAAGAGCATAAATTTGACCAACTGGTTTCATAATCTGGTTTGTGATGTAGAACTTATAGTCAGGTTTTATCTTGTGACGACGAATAAAATCAGGATGCTCAATCTTGTCACCTTGTCGTTCTTGAGTTCCTCTGGTTTTGCGTGTTTCAATATAGACATAAGGAATGCGGTCATTGGACTTCGGTTTATTACCAGGTTCTCTCTCACCTATTCTGTCTGCCAATACCTTGTGAGCAATCTGGTCAGGGTTCTTGTAGAAACCACGCAGTGACTTTGTAATAATCAGCATATCCATTGTGAAACCTCCACGAAGAAGTTTCTCACACGCCTCTTGGCAGAATTTAATACTTCCCTCCAGGTCTAGTTTGTTAATTAGAATGTCAATGATTGTGCCATACACGTGTTTTACAATATCAGCATTGTCACGACGCTTCAACACAATACCCATACTAGTCTGCTTGTAATTCTCAGTATCTTCCTCATATTTATTTCCAATATATCGCTTCTTTGAAAACAAGATGAATGGCGAGAATGTCTTCTCATATTCCAGTCTGTGTGGTGCTTTCAGGAACTGCTGAATGTATTTCTCCGCTCCTACTCCCATCTCAATTGATTTGGCAATGGCTGCTTTTCCCTTCAGTGGTTCACCAGTTACGTCATCTACAGGATTGAAATTGATGAAGATAGAATCAGTGTCTCCATACACAATCTCTGCCTGAGGAAAGTGTTCCAGTGTTTTATCCCTGGCAAGATGAAGCAATTTACGTCCTGTTGCTGTGGTGCTTGCCGCAATGTCTTTCATATAGATAGGACTTGTTGGTGCTCCAATTTGACCATACAGCGAGTTTGCCGTTAGTTTATACGCCAACTGAAGACCGTCATACACCTTCTTTTTAAATGGGTCCTCGGTAGTCTTAATCTTTGCCCTAGTGTCTTTTCGTGCCTTAAGAAGTTTCTTAAGAATTCTTGGAATAATCGACTTTTCATTATCTGGAGGTTGAACAAAGCGACAAGTCTTTTGACCAGTCTTTACCTTGCCTTTGCTTCGAATACGTGAATCCACCCACTTGTAGGTATCATGTGTTACATCCACATATCCACACCCAAGTTCTTCTAGGCGACGGGCTCCATCATCTCCAAGATAATTTTCGCTAACAACAAGTGAGTCGTGTGATAGGTTTTCACTAATCATACTACTAGGATAAAGACTAGCATAATCCAATACTGTTACAGGAGTATCAAGGTAAATGCCTGGTGTTGGTTTCAATACAATAGCACCTTCGTATCCACCATCATCATCCCGTTCCATATCTTCAATGTCTTCTCCTGGAGTGAATTTATCAGTGAAATCGTAGTCAAATGTAACGCCTTCATCACTATCACTATCTGTATTAGCGCGTATTTCATCACGTTTCGGTCTCACTAGAGGAATCAAGAAGTTCTCTGATTTACATTCCTTTGAAACCAGTGAGAAAATCTTAATACCCTGACCTCTTAGGAAAATGAATGATAGCGGCACATAGCATACATTGGCCATACCAATATTATTAGTAAGAATATCCAGTTTATTCATTAGTGTAATACACAAGGCACAGTCCTGAACACAGTAACTCGCTACAATAGCACGTTTTGTAGCATTCTGTCCTTGAAACTCGAAAATCTGTTGTGGAGACACATCATCTTTTGCCAACTGCCATCGAATGTTATTATTGTGACCATTGAATAGTCGCTCCTGCTTAATTTCAGCATTCACGGTAATTACATCGTCAGTAATATCAGTGATTTTGTATTTGGTTTCTAGGTAGTCCTTAGATGGTTGCTTGCTGGAATACACAATTGTAATGAAATTACCTGCTACTAATGTATTTTGTCCACGAATTTTGAGCCGCGATTCATTACTAGTGTTTTCAACCACTTCTGTTATTTTATCATTTATGAAGTTTTCTGCTACATAATCCAGCTTGTAAGACACCAAGTTGTGGTCACGCTGAACAACCTTGAGAAGGTCAATCAAGACACGTCCTTGCATATTGATGTAGTAAAGCGTATTGTCTCCCAAGGCACTACTAGACAATTTCTTAATCTCAAGGTTTGATTCCAATTTACGGATACGACCCAGAGTTTCAATCTCAGTTTTCAGTCCAAGGTCTTCTGCCCTATGATACAAGTAACTGAAATCAAAACCGAAGATGTTGTAACCGGAAATAACGTCAGGGTCTAGACGCTGAATGAAACGTATCCAGGCAAGAATTACTTCACGCTCAGTTTTATACTGTTCTACAACTACTCCTGGAATAGGGTCACAGGTGTCTAGTGTAATAATATGCTTCAACGCTGGCATTTCTGTGCCGAACTGTTGGACAGCAGTGCCTATTTGAATAATTTCATCACCATTCACCTCAGGAAATCTGTGGTCATCGAAGTGGTCAATGATACGATTTACTCCTGTTTCACGAGAAATGTCGATTTCTGGGAAGTTACTCTTGAAAAGTGAAATGAGCAGATTTTGGCAGGTATCTACCGATGTATTAATTTGGTTGATTGTGTCTTGCTCCAATGATTCTTGCCAACCTTTCGAATTTGTTAATATACTGAAAACTAGAGATCCTTGTTTTTCAGTAATACGCAACAGTGTTTTTACACACTTCCTAAGAATCTTTGTTGCTGTCATTGTAGCATTTTGAAGAACACGCTTTGTAGGTTTCATATTAGACTTAGTGTATGTTCTTACAGCACCAGTTTCACATTCTGTTCTAGGACAATCTGCGAAGCTGTCACAAATGATGTTCATAACAGTGGTTTCATTTACTTGTTCTAGAATATCGTTTTCGTCTTCCAGGAAATTCTCAGCAAGATACTTTGAAAGAATACCATATGTTTCTCTGGTATTTATTGTTTCAAATATTTGTCTTGCCTTGTATTCCAGAAATTTCTTGTTAGGTTTAGCACTTGCTTTTGTGAAAATATGCGAAACAGGATATTCCCTGGTTTGATTTTCCAATTTGAATCCAAAAGCTTGAAACAACATACCATGAACGTCTTCTAGAGTAAGCGTCTTGCTATTTTTCTGTGAGTATTCATAAATTTCTTGTGCAGGTTTCTTGTAGTTTTTCCTTGCCAGAGGGAAATCTCCGTGACTAGAATTACATTCAATATCATACACAGCAGTGAGGAAAGGCACTGCTTCCTCACTCTCGAAACTCTTCACTTTCTTCCAGTTATCAACTGTAATATCAATTTGACACTTAGTAAGTTTTTCACTACCTCTATTCACAACGTAATTTCCTGCGCTTATGCGTATCCAACCAGCAGGTTGAATATTGTTCTTATGGATAAAACGCAAGAATGGTGGAATGTTACTTTCAAAGATTGAGTCCTTAAAACTTCTTCCAAAAATCTTTTGTTCCCTAAGAACTTTAAGAGCACCATTCATACTAGTTGTGTCTTTGAAAATTACACGCAGGAAGGGAAACTCGTGGTTATTTGTAAATCCATACAGGTTTTTGCGCCTTACAACGTCGAAACTCAATAGGTTTTCTCTGGTAGTTCTAGACATTTTTCCACGAATGAAAGATACCATGTTTTTCACCTTAAGACTAGCACGTGCTACTTCCTCAGGTAACTCTACAAAGAAGTGTGGAGTGTAATTGAATACATTAATTCCTATACTAGTTCCGCGTTTTGTTGTAGCAAAGATGCGAATAACATATTCACGGTCAAAACTCTTATAGCGACGACTGTCTGGGTCTTCTTCACTACTAGTATCTTCTCCACCTAGATTTGAGCGAATTTCATTACTACAATACCAGTCTGTGATTTTTGCTTCAAGAGTGTGTTTGTTATTGCGGAGTGGGTCAATCTTATCGCCACGATATTCGAAATCTGTGTCATGTGTGGAGGTTTTGGTAACCGATGTCATACTTTGTTTATAGGCAGAATCGGGTAGTGTGTATTGATTTAATTCCGGCATTCATTTAAATCAATTTTTTTATATCATATAATATTAGTAATGCAAGACTTCACAAGTTTTTTCCTGCTACTAGTAGTAATAACAATTTTTTATTTATACCTAGAATCCAAGAGCAGCGAAGTTAAATATGTAAAAGCTCGCGACGGTAATGAATATCTAGTAAGAAATCTTCCTGATAAAAGACAGGCAGCCAATAAGTTGGCTATGATAAAGAAAAACCTTGACGCTATTGTAAAACATCTTAAAGAAAATCGCGAATTAAAAGACTACTTCTGTAAACGTGAAGAAATAGATTTATTAATAGAAAACTATAATCCAGATAGTCTTTCAGAGAGTAGTCCAGGCAATAAATTCACAAGTTATTCCATTAACAAAGGGAAAAAAATTGTATATTGTTTAAGAAGTAAAGATGGTTCAAATAGATTAGTTGATGAAAACACTATACTTTTTGTAGCTATTCACGAGTTAGGACACGTTATGACTAAGGAACAAGGTCACGTCCCACCTTTCTGGGATAATATGAAATTCTTATTAAAGATAGGAATTAAATTAGGCATCTACAATTATGTAGATTACTCAAGTAAAAATCAAGAATATTGTGGAACTCAAATTACAGATACTCCATTGCCATTAAATGAGGTAGATAAGTTCTGTTCTAGTGAATAAGGGAATTAATTAAATAGGTTTGCTTGCTATATTTTCTCTATTTTTAACCTGGAAATCATCGTAGTGTCTAGATACAATAGAGAACTCTAGTATTACACGATTATTTGGAGCTGCTGATTCGTGGAAAACTTTATTATCACCTGTTTCAGCACTTTCGCCGTCCTGATTTGTTAATGTAAATTCAATTACATTCAAATTCTTAGGATTAATAGTTCCAATATAGTTAGCATTTGCATCGAATTTTTCTATTTTTATGTTATGCTTTCCTACAAAAAGTGAAGCACCATCCTGAATTGTGTGTCTTACATAGTCAACTTTAATGTTTTTATTATCTCCTTCTCTAACTGATACTACATTACCTACAAAATCGCCATTACCCAAGAAAATAGAATCTGTAACATTAATATCTGTTACATTTTTATTTGTTAATAGTGTAGTTTCAACTATAGTTGTGTCTTGTTGAGAACCTGAACCATCGAATGTAACTGATGGGTTATAAAAATCAGTTGTTCCATTATTATTAGGAATTGTAAGTCGGTCACGCATATTACTATTATTACTACTAGATTCAACGTCGAATTTGTCTATATTTAATACGAAATATTCACAATTGTCCGCTACAGTATGTCCTCTTATAGTGAAACTTTCCAAGAAAATATCGGAAATTTCTTCAACTTTAAGTGTTATTTCCAAGTCAGCCTTCCACTTATACCATCCCTTGGTTGTGTCTGTTCCAATATTTGTTACAAAGGCATTATTTAAATCACCTGTATCAACAATTACAGTGTGGCGGTTAGTGCGTTCGTGAAAAGTCTGGGTGTTTTCAAAAATTTTTGGTGGTATTTTTGATTCACGGTTATACACTGAAAGCATATCAGCAGTAGTTTTTTCAGGGTCAAATGGAACTGCATTATCGCGAGTATGGTCTACATTGTTTACTGTAATTTTATCAATTAATTTACGTGCGTCATTATCTGGATTAATTTGAAAGTATGGATTATCCTGATTGTTTTCTGCGGCTTTTTCTTGTTTATCTTTACGTTTGCGGTTCTGTGATTCGCGTGTAAGAAGCGGTTTGCTAGCATATGCAGCATTAAAACTATTTCTATCTAATACTGGTTCACTCTTACTGGCGTCAAGTGTAGCAAAAAATTCATTTCCTCGCTTTTTAGTTTCTATTTGTCGTTTGCGTTCCTGTTCCTGTAACTGATTTGCTTTCTCTAATGTTTCACGGAATTCCTGTGTATCATTGACCATTTTACTATAGTCACCAAGTGGGTTCGCCTGTCCTCTTTCCTTGGCGAATTCATCTAATCTTTTAGCGAAGTCTTCACTTGATAAATTAGCATCATTCTCTATAGGTTTATTCCCAGTAATACTAGCGTTTTGAAACAGTAGATCTAATTCACTTCCTTCATTTTCTTCAGCATTTAAATTTAATCCCAATAGTGGACCATCCGAGTAACCTGCTAATTCCATACCAGAATTCCCTTCGCCAGACTGTTTGTTTTGTTCGCGCTGATACATTTCAACTAAAAATGGTTTTATTTTTTGAGTTGAATATTGGTTTAATTGCTGAAGGTTCATTGAGTTATTTGATTCGGATACTTGACGATGAATACTCTTCATTAATTTTTTAGTTGCTTTCTTAAAGCGTTCATTTTCAGTTATATCAATACCGATATTTTTAATATCTTGGGATACAAAATGAAAGAGATTATCTAGGTTTTCTCTAGAAAGGTATTTACTCATTATTTATAGAATTATATTATTTTTTTTTAAATGAATTACTATTAATTATTTCGTTTTTTGAAAAAGAGACCAATTACAAGTCTGGAACCGGCCGCGCCTCCTTTGACGAAATTATACTTGTCTCCAGCATTATAGGTTAACCCAATAAGAGACATTGTAAATTTATAGTATTTTCCACTTGTTACAGTAGTTAAATAATTACTCTTGAGTTTTACAGTATATGTTGTAGCATCAACACCAGGATTAGCGTCAGCTGAATCTGCGGAATTATCATTCTTACCAAATGTCTCATTTGGGAATAGGTAATATCCAAGTAAATCGGCATTTGTTGTTCCTACATTTACTGGAATTTCATCGAATTTAAGACCGAATAAATTTACATTTTCTATGTGGGAACCTGTTGTTCCACTCTTGAGTGCGTGAAGACCAATATATTCAATGAATACGTCACAAGTTCCGTCAATAATTACAGGTTCTACCAATTCAACCTGAACATTTTCAATTGAACCATCTGCTCCAATATTTCCTGAATCTAAGTAAATTAGTTTTCCTAATTCACGCTGATTGTGAAATCCAGTGTTTCTATAGAGGTCTTTACCTTCTTCACGTATTTCGTTGGAAACCTTCTTCATATCATTTGCTTCACGTAATTCTCTTTTGGGTTCTTCATAAATATACTCTGGAAGTCTATTTGCTTGGCTCTGGTCTTGAAACTGGTCTGGTTTATTTGGTTTATCTGGAATGGTTTGTATTTTCTTTGCTTCTGTATCAAATGGGTTACAATCTTCTATTTTGTTTTCATACAAATTGCGGAAGAATTCATTGTCGTTTGCTATTGATACTCTAGAAGAGGCGCCTTTTTCATTTTCTAACTTTGATTCTGCCTTTTGTAATGATTCTATATTTACATTAGTATTTGAGTTTTCATTTAACATTCCACGTTCTTTCATTAATTTATTCATACGTTCCTCTGGTGATTCACGAAGAGATGAATCTATATAATCCCTACTACTTTGATTTACCTGCCTTGAAAACATATCAGGTTTCATTTCTGGAACATTATTCTTGAAAATATTATCAAATCCTCTCTTTGTCTGTGGTGTAACTGGTTTCTGTGGTGGGAATTGACTATTTTGTGGTCTAGGGTCTGTGTTAAGTGGTCTATTTGCTAAATTAGGAAAATTATTACACGTAGTTTTACTTTGTGACTTGTTTATTCTTTCAATAAATTTATTTGATACTGTATTTAATACCATACTACTAATAAATTGATTGGATGCCTTTGGATTTTTGCGGATAACTCCATTAATAATAGAGTTCAATGAGCTTTTATAACTTGGGTCTAAATCAATGTCATAATTAGTTTTTTGAATTATTGTTTTCTTTAAGGTAAAATAAAGAGAATTAAAGTCTTTACTAGAGTAATTCATATATGTATTTATATATCTATAATAAAAAAAAACTTAAATTTTATCTAACAATTGTAATTTGCTAGTATTCCAGTCATTTATTCGCTGGATACATTTAGCTATAATTGCGCGGTCGCGTTTATTGTGATTTAACATTTCATTGCTATCATTTGCTTCTGTTGCCTGATCAAGAATGATGCTAGTTGAGTTTTCTAAGGTGTCACTATCTGTGAAAAATTCCCATTCATTAGGTCCCTTTGCTATGTAACGTCTAAATGAACCATCGTTTGAAAACATAAAATTTGGACAGGTATTATCGGGATTATCAAGACTCTGAATTAAACTACGATTGCGTGATTTGAGAATTTTGTCTATCTCATAACCAATAAAGTTAGGATTTCCTGTTGAGTGTGCGTTTTCTAGTGATTCTAATTCTTCGGTTGAAAGACTTTGTCTAGTGAGACAATCTATTATCTGTTGAAAACTAGGATTATTACTAAAGAAAGTGTTGAGAAATTTTATTGGTGGCATATTATACACATTACACTGAATATTTGTGTTGTAATTATTAACAGTAGTGGATTTCTTTAATTCTTCAATGGTCTTGTCACGTTCTGCTAACTGCGTTTTAAGTTTTTGAGTGGGGTTACAGAATTTTTCTATATGGCGGTCTAAACTACTCTTCAGTGTAAATTTCTCGTCGCATTTTTCACACACAAATGGTTTACAGTTTCTCTCGTGTTTTTTTGTATTAAGATGTCGCGTGTAGTGTGTTTTTATATTTGTAGAAAATCCACACGGCTCACAGGTATAATTTACCATCTATATCTAATTATTTATTATATATTATTTAAGTATTAAAATTCTACCAGAAACATCACTGGATAGACACTTTAAAATTGATTTCAATAATTTTACTGGTAACACTAGTAAAAATTCATTGAAAAATGGAACAACTACTTTTGCGAACAAGTGAAATACTCGAGGGTCACAATGTAAATATTACAAACCCCTACGCAAATTGCCCTATTTATCTACTTAGAGTTCGAGAAACTGTCATTCAGGATTACAATGAAAAAAAATTAACCCGTGGAGAATATTTTAGGACACTCTTTGAATTGAGCAAATTACTTAGACGCCTAGGATACTAATGATAGTAGTTTCATTTAGTGTATAATATATATGGTGTGAAATACAACAAAACCAATAAAATAATTATGTTAGTGTTTTTACCCCAGTTAGATAGCGTCATAGCTAGAAACCCTGCCATTACCATCATTAGTGAATCGCCTACAATAGCTCCTGCTCCGTGTTCATTGCCATAATCTTTAAACATATCTATCATTTTATTAACGCCCTTAGGAATACTGTAGAAGGCACCAGCAAACAAGAGGTCGTGAATTACCTGGATTACTACAAGAAGAACAATGAACTTCCAGGGTGTAAATTCTTTGAAAATCTTATAGTAAATTGCTCTGGCGATTACAAAGCCAATCATTATAATTGTGACGTCGCAGAGCATGCCACTGAGGCGGTAAGTTTCATACCACCTTGCCAAATTTTTGCTTTTTAGTAATGGTGTGTAATACAACACACCCATAAAAAATAGGTCTGTGAATAAAACAGCATTTAAAATAGGTAGGTAATCACTTATTTTATCGAATCGAGATATATCTGCTAATTTCATTTATACTATATATACTATATACAACGATAACTTATTTTGTTTATTATATATAATTATATATAAATGTGTATTAGTGCAAGAGCATCAATTATATCTTTTCTTGTAAATCTAGTGTCGTGTGTTACACTTTTTAAAATATGGTAATCATAATTTGAAATTCTACAATACAACAATTGCTATTTGGATAATTTATGTTTCACTAATGCAACTTGTGGACTACTCCCTTTTGTTATTATCATTTTACTTGAAAAATAAGAATGCCGGTGAATTCTGGTGTTACATTGTGAATTTCGGTGCTCTTGTGTTCTTGATAGTTCAGAAATTGTTTTCAAAATATTTAAATTAAAAAAGAATTAATGGAATTTACTTCTTAGAAATTAATTTGCCAGTAAGACTCTGGACTACTGGTAAGAATAATTTCATATAGTTATCAATGATAACATAGGTATCGTCACCAGGGGCATTCTTTACGAGATAGGTCATGAGGTTCTTAAGAACTTTCATTGCCATTTCTGGTTCAGTTAATAAGTTCATATGGTAAATACCTCCTACTTTTCCTAATTTACCTTTCATTTGGAAACCACCTAATACTTGCTCAAATAATTTGGAAATCATACCCATATTTGTGTATGGAACAACTTCACCACTATACATTGATGGAACTGATGATGGATAAGTTCTTGACTTAACTGCGTCACTATCACGAACAATTTTGGCGAGTTTCTTAGCCTTTCCCTTAGGGTTTGCTACTAATTTTTTTTCAAATAATTCGTTGAATAACTCAAATCTAGCTTTGGCATTCTTTTTATCTTTTGCTTTATTTGCAAATCCCTTTTCATATGCTTTCTGAGTAGCGTGATATTGCTCGCGTTCATCGGCTTCTTTATCGTGGATAGTATGGACGTCTAATGGTAATTTGTTTGATGCTGACATTTTTTTATATAATTTAATACAAGAAAAAAATTATTTCTTGAATACCCTATTAAAATGCCAATTATAATATTCTGGGTTCTTGGCGTATTGATTAATATTAAATGTATTGTCTGGTCGTAAGATATCTGGATATTCTTGTTCATTGAACAGTGGTGATACAAGAACTACACCTGGTTCAACTATAGTTACATCGCCCTCGTCATAAAACTTATGGCAATTTCTACACATCAATGACACTATGCCAGTATCATTTCTCTCCTTGTTATTTGATACACTTCTGGGTTTTATATGAGCACATTCTAAAAGGTATAATGGTGCTCTAGATTTACATATAATACAGCGATGCTCGTGGTTATCTATTAAAAATTTTCTTAGTCTTCGCTGTTCCGGTCTAGATGCCTGCGCTATACAAGAATTAGCAAAATATCTAGCTATAATAATCATTAATTAGATACTCGATTTTTTATTTAAATCAGTTTTGCCAGAATTTGGCAAAAATTTAGAAATTCTGGCAAAACTTTGGCAAAACTCGCCAAAAAAAGAATGAAAAAAGAATAAGTCCTTATCCTTGTTAAAGGACTGGTGATATTTTTAATGGATTTTTTTTCTTTTAAATCGCACCATAAATTTTAAAAAACTGAAAATGAACCAAAAATGAACCAGTTACAAAGTTTTGCCAAAAAGTATACTTTTTTTGCCAAAATTTCAGATTTCTGCTCCCCGATTTTTTTGTGCTAAATTGGCATTTTTCAAGTTATGGTGCGATTTAAAAGGAAAAAAATGCGTAATTTTCGCCGTGCACTACATTAAAAATATACTTTTTTGTGCTAAATAGGCATTTTTCAATTTATGGTGCGATTTAAAAGAAAAAAAATGCGAAAAAAATCGCGTGCGCTACATTAAAAATATACTTTTTTATACTTTTTTAGGCATTTTAGGCAAATATACTTTTTATTTTTCTGAAAAATAAATTTTTGGAAGTTTGCTTAAATCTTTCCATAAAATCATAGGTCCGCGGAATCCAATTGGTGTCTTTTTTGGTAACTCTGTGAAATGTAATTTTTTTCCTTTTTTATTTTTTGATGCTGGAAGAAATCCATCTTCTAATGGATACCATTTATCTCGTTTGTATTCTACTTCTAAATATTTATGAGTTGGGTCATATTTATCATAATTTTTAAAATAACACATTAGAGGTTCATCTGATGCTACTAATGTATCTCTTTCACTTTTAAAAAACTTTTTTGGTGTATAACTAGTATCACTTTTAAAATAAGTCATAGGAGCATCTAATGCATTTCTATGGTATAATAAAATATCTAATTCAGCTCCTGGTTTTAAAGACATTAAGTCACCTATTGTAAGCCAGTGTTTTCTGGATTCATTATACCATTTGGGTTCTTCTAATCCTTCTAATGCTTTTACTTTTTCTGCTTTCTTAGATTTGCTTTTACAATAAAAGTCTCGAGCGAATTGTTGAGATTTAGTATCAGGCCATTTTTTATATCCTGAAGGAACTTTTTTAGGAGTGTCTTTGAATTCTCCATAATCACTTTCTATTTCATGAAAGTATCCTGGTTTGTCAGCTGTTACACCTAATAAAAGTTGCGATGTTACACCTCCTTTTGCTGATTTTGTCTTTTTTTCGTAATGAACGAAGAGTTGAATGCATTCACTTGATTCCAATTTCATTTTAATTAAATCTTATAATTTTATTTTATTTTACTTTATTATTTTAATTAATGAACTCAATTAAAAATAGAGAATGGTATAATGCATTGAAGAAATCAAAATTAACACCTCCTGGATACGTATTTGGAATAGTGTGGCCTATTCTATATGTTTTACTAGCAGTGTCATTCTTGTTAACTATAAAAAGTCCAAAATGTATAGGTTTCTGTAGTCCATTAGTATTTTTCATAGCTCAGATGGCATTGAATTTTATATGGACCACTGTGTTCTTTAGAATGAAAATGATGAAAACGGCCTTGGTATTAATTTATGCTATTATAGCTTTGACTGTTGTAGTCTTCGTGAAAATGCTTCGTGTAAATAAAACAGCTGCTGGTTTATTAATACCATACTTGTTATGGTTACTATTCGCTAGTTATCTCAACTTATTTATTGTAGTGAATAATAAAAAAAATAATTAAATGAAGAATCTTTCTCTATAAGAGTTCATAGTGTCATCATCAATGACATTCTTTGTAATTTTATCAAAGTTTCCACCTTCAAGCATTTTAACTATAAAGTGAATACAATATACACCACATTCGCTAAACTTTCTTTGATGGCGAATATCATTAGTTCGTAATTCACAAGAGTTACCCATTTCTTCACATTGCTTTTGAATTCTACGCATTAATTTTTTGACTTCACGAGGTGGTTTGTATCCATAACTGTCGAAGTATCCAACGAATGATTTACGGCCCAAACGTGCAAACATTGATATCCAGTGACTACCTGGTTGGTCGTGACGGTCTAAATTAAATACTACACCAAGTCTAGTTTTACCACTCTCTAATAGTCTTTTAACACTTAAATTACATAATTCATTAGCTACACAATTAGTGGGTGAAAATCTGTGGTCAAAATCAATAGGAACTGCTCCCATAAATGCAAAGTTTGAGTGTTTTTTCTCGTATTGTGACAATACGTCTTCAATGTTGTTAGTGTCTAACCACTCTAGTGAATTCTTTTCCCATTCTTTTGGTTTTTCAGGTTTAAATAGCTCACTGGTGTCTATATCTGCCTTTTTTGCCCAGCACACTTCATCACGACATTTTCCACGCATTTTATCCTGAATGAGTCTCCATAATTCAATGTCACTAGCTTCTGGGTCCCAAACAAATGCTTCTTCACTATCTAATTTATTTATTATTTTTAAGAGACTGGAACGGTCAAAACAAGTGAAACGTTTTCGTGTAACTTTATTAGTTTTCCTGTTAAATTTTCTTACTATGCTTCCATCATTCCCTGGAGCACAAATACCTCCACTAGGTTTAGTAATCTTACTCTTCTTTTTTGAAACTGGCATATCTAAAATAATGAAAGAAAATTTTTTATTTATATTCACTTAAACTGTTAATAAACAATAAACTAATAAAACAATTATGACATTAAGCAATTACCAGGCAACACTCGATTTTATTAAAATTTTTGATATGTTTACAGTGCTTCCAGAAACATATAATGGCGATATGCTTCAACAGCATCGTGATACAGCAAAACTCCGATACAATTTAATTCACGAGGAAGTCACAGAATTACGAGAAGCTATTAGAGACCGTGATTTCGTCGAAGTTATAGACGCACTTACTGATATTCTGTATGTAGTTTATGGGGCAGGTGCTACATTTGGAATTGACCTTGAAGCTGGATTCCGTAATTATATACTCAATAAGGGATTAGTAATTCCAGATAAATTAAAAGAAGTGCCTGAAAATGCTTCTCATTTTACACTAGTATCTTCAATAAATGTAAATGATTTTAAAATTAAATCCAACTTTTTCGATGATGAAACTGCACTTGGTCACGTAAATAGTGTTGTAGGCTCAATTGATATTACACTTGCTACATTAAAAAGTCTGCTATTTGACTCAGTAGGACCAGAGAAACTCGAAGATTTACTACACTATCTTAACTATTGTGTGTATTCGGTTGGTAGCACACTACAGATAGACCTTGACCGCAGTTTTGATATTGTTCATAAAAGTAATATGTCAAAGGTATGTGACAGTGAAGAAGTAGCCAACCAAACAGTTGAATGGTATAAACAGAATGAAACACGATATGATTCTCCACAGGCATTTGCTTCAGACACTTATCCTGGTAAATATCTAGTAAGAAACGCAAGCACAGGTAAGGCATTGAAGTCTATTCATTATACACCTGCTGATTTCCGTGATATGTTAATGTAAGCATTTAACTCTTATTTTTTTATTTAAGGAATTATTCAAGTAATTGAGTAATATGAGTGGAAGTTCAGTAAGCAGTGTATCTAGCTTAGACTCTGATACTATAAATGAATTCATAGGTGAAGTATTAAACTCAAGATATCTTATACTTGATTACCTAGACCACGGCACTTTTTGTAGAGTATACTTAGCTTATGATATCCAATGTGATAAATATTATGCTGTAAAAATAATGAACATAGATGCGACATTTGAGGGTAAAAGTGAAATAAATTATTTAAAACGCACCAGTAATAGTCACCGTATTATAAAAATATTCGATGACTTCAAATTCAATGAACACATTTGTATGGTATTAGAATTAATGGGTGTAGCTGCAATCGACGTGATTAACTCAATTGATGCTACAGATAACAATTTTACACACGTAGTTAAAACTATCATTCGTGACACATCAATAGGTATTCTTGAACTAAATCAACAATTTTTAATTCACACTGATTTGAAACTAGAGAATATTATGACTACTATAATTTCACAGAGAACAGAAAAAATAATTGAGGCAGTTAATTCTTTGGAAATACCCAAGATTCGTAAGAAATTTTACGATAATAAAACACAGCATTTAGAATTTAATTGGTCACAAGACAATTTAAGTGATAAGAAGGTGCAAATGCGCAATGAATTTAACACTTGGATATCAAGTGTTGTAATGAAGAAAATAGATACTATACCTGAAGCTGTAGATATTATTTCTATACCTGAGCATTTTACTTGTAAAATTATTGATTTGGGAAACGCAGAAGAATTCACCGATAAAACTGATTCCATTAAGGGCACAATTCATATTAGGTGTTATCGAGCACCAGAGAATTTCAAAACAGGTATTTTCAATAAAGATAGTGACATATGGACATTAGGATGTTTGTTATTTGAGATGCTTTTTAATGAAAAATTACTTGATTCAGAATACTCCAATGACACAGATGAATACATAAAATATATAGAAAAGGTAATTAATGAGTTACCTGGTATGATTAGAGAAGAACTTGAATACGTGAATTTTAAAAACTCAGTTGAACTAGAACAGTTTCGTGAATTTTTATTGAATACATTAAAGATAGACCCAATAGAAAGATGGAGCATACAAACTTGTATAAAATCTCCACTTTTAAAAAAATAAAAAAGTAGGTGTGGTTGAAATCTCAAAATTTTTTATAGATTAAAGAATATAAAATGTCAGCACAACAAGCCACTCCAACAGCAAATAAACTCACTTTACCAGATGCCAAATCACTTAACCAAGCCTGTAAATTATCTATAAAACTTAGCAAGCCAATTGATTTCTACTTTTACATTGACTCTTGCCGAGGAAACTGCCAAATTATAACCAATGATGGTAGCAAAATCCTCTATAAAAACAACGATGAACATACATCACCAATTAAAAACACATATGCAGTAGGTAGTGAGTATTTAGTAGTCACTGAAAACACCATTTACATTCTTTCAAAAGCAACAGCTATTAGGAATTAAGAATAATTAACATTTTTTTTATTTAAAAACGACATTCTAACTTTAATTAGAATGTTGAATAATAGACTACGAGGAAGTAGCTTACTTTTTTCACGTAAATTTATAAATGAACATGAATTCTACCTGAAAAGCGATTTCATTAATAAAATGTATTTTTACTACATTAATCGTGGTTATATTACAATTTTAATTAACGAAATCTTGTCGGTTTTTATATCAGTTTTCACAGTGGGGTTCATATTATTTTTATATAATTGTGTAGATTACTCTGGTGTATTTGACATCCGTGAAGATAATCGTGACCTATCAGAATTTGTAAATTGGAGAAATATGTTTGATTTACCACCTCTCCTTTGGTTGCTTTTGGTTTCATATTTCATCTACATAGGTTGTAAAACAATTGGTATATTTGACCACGTGTTAATGTATAAAAAAATTCACGATTATTATACAAAAGTATTAGAAATACCAGATTGGAGAATTAAAACTATGAAATGGGAGGATATTGTAACTATACTTCATCTTAAATACCGCAATGAAAACTTGAATGTGTATAATATTGCCAATCGCATTACCAATGGAGATAATTATATGATTGCATTAATAGACCACGGTATCATTGATTATCCAGTATTGACAAATTTAATGGAATGGAATTTCACATATTGTTTCATTCATCGTTTATTCGATGATGAATCTAAAATCAATATTTATCATTTGAATAATATTGAAAGAACTAAACCCGATATTAGAAGACGAATACTAGTGATTTCATTATTGAATTTCATTTTTATGCCTTTTATTCTTATATTTATCTTGTTCAGTAATTTATTCGAGTATGGAGCAACATTTTATAACAGTCCAAGCAAGATTGCTAGTTACAACTGGACAAGATATGGTAAATGGAGAATAAGAAATTACAATGAATTATATCACAATTTTCATCAACGTATTAAAAATTCCGAAAAACCGTGTATTGAATACACTCAACAATTTCCAAATAAATTATTGGATTCAATTCTAGGATTCCTAGTATTCACATTTAGTAGTTTTTTCATTGTATTACTAGTATTATCATTTGTAAATGACCACATTTTAACAAACTTATTTATTGGAAATAAATCAATTCTATGGATACTTACTATTATGGGTTCTCTGGTAACTGTGTGCCACAATATGATATCAAATCGTGTGGTATATTATCCCAGTGAAAAAATGGAGAAGATTAGTGAGGTGATAAATTATATACCAGAAGAATGGGTTGAAACTGCTCACACCTATGAAACTCGAAAGAAGTTCTTTCGATTATTTGAATACAAAATATTGACAATCTTTAAAAATATAGTTTATACAATATTAGTGCCGTTTCAACTTATGAAACTCTATTATAGGGTTGAAGAAATATTAACTTTCATCAAAAAAAATACAAAAAAACATAGTATTATGGGTTACACCTGTAAATTTGCTATATTCGATACAGTTGATGAACAAACAGACACTAAAACGACTTTGTCATATGATAATTTTAGAGAGGTTCATAGCGAGTGGTGTAGAAGTAATACATTTGATTGAATTAAATTAATTATACTGATACACGACGTGTTTTCTTTCCAGATTTATTTTTATCAGCACCCTTTTTCTTAGAACGTTTACTTTTTTTTCTCTTCTTTTGTTTTCCCCCAGGAGACTTATTTTTTGGTTTTGCTTTTTTTTCTGGTTCGGTAACTTCCATTTTAAGTTCAGGTTCTGGAGATGGTGTTTCTTTTAATGCTTCTTCTGCTCTAGCATTTTGAAGAGATAATGGGTCATTTACAACTATTCTATCTCCATAATTGAACTCTCCCTGCATCTTGAAATTTTCTGGTTCTTCAAATCTAAAGTCATTTGTAGATGGAACAGTTTCTTCTTCTTCTGGTTCCATTGTTTCTTCTTCTGGTTCCATTGTTTCTTCTTCTGGTTCCATTGTTTCTTCTTCTGGTTCCATTGTTTCTTCTTCTACTGGTTCCATTGTTTCTTCTACTGGTTCCATTGTTTCTGTTACACCTTCTTCCTCTCCAGATTCAATAGTTTCCATTGTTTCTTCTACTTCTTCTGGTTCCTGTTCTTTTACTTCAATAATTATTTCTTCTACCTCAGGTTCTTCTACTTCTGCCCCCTTAGATTTTACGTAATCCACACAATCGGTGTAACGTTTTGTCTGGCGTTTCCCAGAATGTCGAAATCTTTTTACTGATTTTTTATTTGAAACCATTATAGTAATATATTAGAAATTAGTTTAAAAAGAACGTGACATTTATAAATATTAAAAATTATTAAAATGGAAATTGAACATCTTAAGAATATTCGCGACCAAATTACTGCTCTCGATAAGAATCAACAGCACGAAATATTCAAAATAGTAAAGAAAAATGAAAGTAATCGCTACACTGAAAATAACAATGGAATATTCATCAATATGAATAAGTTAGACACTGAAACTATTAAAAATATTGAAAGTTTCCTAGAGTTTTCAAGACAAAACAAAGAAATATTTGAATTAGAGACTGAAAACTTAAATGAAAATTGATTTAAATAATTAATAATAAGTAAATAACAATACACGACAATCTAGATATGGCAGTTACACTAAACGAAATCACCAAATATGTTAAGCACAACAACTCAGATGTAAAATTTGAAATTAATGCTATTCCCGAGTTTGAGCAACCCATGCAAATTCCACAGAAAGTAGTAAATCCAGATAGACTTCTTGATGATGAGCAAGAAAAAACACTAGACACAAATGTATTGAAATATCGTCATAATGAAATTATTAACTTGCCTAGTTTCCTTGATAAATTTTTCGACCTCAATAACTATTACACATTTGGTGTTGTTCAGGATAAATCATTTATTTATAGTCTAACTTACGTTACAAACACCAACTTTAAGTTTCTCTCAGAATCTGACCAGGCTACTCTTATAGCTGATAACAAAATGGAGTATCTAGAAGCACTTGGCGCAGCCACTGATTTCAAACGTGGTAAAACACAGGCAAATAAGGCACTTCACGCCGACAATTTCTCTGATGCTCGCGTATTGGAGTTCCTCACTAGTCATCTTAAACGTAACATTATCGTTCTAGACCTTAATGAGAAAACTCACACTATTAATTGTGAGTTCAATGGAGAATTTACAACAGTAGTAGTGCTCAAGAGTGGAACTACATACTTTCCACTATCGTGTATTGATGGAACAGACATTTCAAATTCAACAGCTATTTCTCTTATGAAGTTCTTCAAGTAAAGGCTTAATAAAATTATTTTTTATTTTTTTACAGTAAAATTGAACTTAAAAATTAAATTGTTATATTATATAAAAATGGACTTAACAAAATACTCGACCCAAATCGAGAAAGCTATAAGGTATGCCTTACAGGATAAGGCATTGGAGTTAGAAGTTGTTCTCCGTAACGCTAATGTGAATGTTTCCGTTTTTACTAAATTTATGGCAAAACTCAAGACATTAGGCACTGAACTCAAGAGCACTGAACCAGAGATAGAAGAATCACTTGATATTAGTTTAGCTGACCCTAAAGTAAATACTCGTTTTACACTCTTGGGAAAACGTGCCATTAGTGAATACTGTAAGCGTAACGAACTTTCTGGAATTCCAAGTCGTGTTGTTCGCATTATAAATAAAGAACGCGTTTCAAAAATAGATGTTCCCGATTATCATATTCGATTTAATTCAAAACGAGAAAAAGGTATTTCACAGAAATCACCAGAGGCTCTTTCTCTCATAGGGCAATTGAAAGGTTTAGATAAAATTTTTAGATACAAGAGACGTTACAGTTTCTATACAGCTGATAATTTATTTAGATTTGACTTGACAATTGTAAAAACAAATACTTCAAGACAAGCAAAGGGACCTAATACTCGTAAATTAAAGAGTGAAGTGCGCGATTATATGCGTAAATATTTAGTTGTCCCCGAATTTGTAACTGACCGCGATAAGTGGTTTGAAGGAATAAAAAGTAATGAATTTGTTGAACTTATGGGAAAACCTTACACAGAATACATTGCAAAGAAGTCAATTAAAGCGGCCAAAGTGTTTGAAAATCCAATGAATTATGAAATAGAATTAGAATTCTTGGGTAACCAATTAGAAAGGGAACAGCGCCCCGATAATGCCACCGTTCTCGCAGGTTTCATTCAAAATATTGGATGTATTTTACAGAGTATTGGCGATAACTATTTCATCATATCAGAGAGTGAGAAATCTGAGTTCTTCGATACTTACAAAAAACTAGTGCGTGACTTTAAATTCTCGGGACCAAATACTGTAGATTTAGAGTTGAGCAATGTTCTTGAACGCGATTATAGTGACTACTATTCAAGTGTAAATATTCGCAAAGGATACTCAGTAACAGACAAGGCGGATGGAGAACGTAACTTATTGTTGGTAAATACTAACGGAAAATGTTACCTAATGAATCGTAAAAATTCTGTAAAAGCAACAGGTCTCAGGATTCCAGGGTTTGAGAATACAATACTTGATGGAGAATATATTACAGTTGACAAATCTGGAAAATCTATAAGTCTTTTCATGGTGTTCGACATATATTTTATGCGAGGTGAAGATTTACGTGAGCGCGCTCTTAATCGTTCAATGGAAGACAGATATGGAGGCGGAGCACCAGAACCCAGTGAAGGCGAAGCTATTAATCCAAAGAAGTTGAGAAGTAGATTCGAGCATCTTGATGAATTCTTTGATGATTTCAAACCAGAGCATACAAGTGATACAAGCGTTAAATTCCGTATTGAGCGCAAGAAATTCTTCTTTGGTAGCGCAGAACCATTTAATGAAGGCACTCAACGCCAGATTACAACTCTACAGGGACTTATTGCTGATAGCACAGATGAAGAAGAAATTCAACGCATTCGTGACCGTATCGCAGAATTCCGTGATGACACCGAAATATTCCGCCACTGTAAAACTATTTTGGAGCGCGATTACATCTATGACATTGATGGTTTAGTATTCACACCTATTGATTTAGCAGTAGGTGAAGAACCTAACATTCGCAAACGTAATCAGTATTCAGGTAGATGGCATCGTTGCTTCAAATGGAAACCACACGACTTAATAACTATTGATTTCCAAGTTACAGTTAAACGTGATACAAGTGGAAACCCTGAAATAAAATATGGAGAATACCGAGGCACAATGGTTCCATATCAGTGCCTAGTTCTTAAAGTAGGTTACGACCCTCGTCAACACACCAGATATAATTCATTCCGTGTATTAAATGAGGCACAGGTATATGCCGAAAGATTTAGTCCAGTGCCATTTCAACCTGTAAATCCATACAAACGCGATACTCATATTCTTTATGTCCCTGTTGAAGGAAGGAGTATTAAATGTGAAAATGGAATGACAATTAACGATGGCGATATTATTGAATGTCTCTATAATCCAGAGGCAACTGGACATTTCAATAAATGGCGCGCATTGAGAGTGCGTGATGTCCTTACTCCCAATGACTTTACAACTGCGAACAATGTATGGCGCACATTCCATAATCCTATAAGTCGTGACGCTATTTCAACAGGTGTAGTCCCAATTACACGTGAAGAAACTTATTACTTTAATGTAAATTCACGTCGTGATATGACAAGTAAGAGTTTAGCTGATTATCACTCATTCCTTAAAAAGAATTTAATTAAATCTGTATCACGCGAGGGTGGAACATTACTCGATTTATCTTGTGGTAAATTAGGTGATTTGAATCACTGGTTAGATGCCAATTTGAATATGTGTGTAGGTCTTGACCTTAACCGTGACAATCTTGAAAATGTAGATAATGGAGCAGCTAATCGTGTATTGAATCGTATGCTTGAATATCAAAATAGTGAAAGTGGAGAAGTCCCAACTCTTTTGGAAAATATTATGCTAATTTGGGCAGACACGTCTTTGAACGTAAATGATAGCACTGCTGGTCGTGACATATTAAACAAGTATTACCTTGATATAATTAAAGGTCGTGTGCCTGTTGAAGAAGTTTCAAACAGTAAATTGAGAAAATTCTACGGATTATCTGATGGTTCATCAGGTTCTGGATTTGATGTAGTTAGTTGCCAGTTCTCAATTCACTACTTCTTTGAAAATGAAACCACCCTATCTACTTTCCTTATGAATGTATCCGAGAACTTGCGCGAGGGCGGAAAATTCGTTGGGACTTGCCTCAATGGAAGTCGAGTATTTGACATTTTAAGAGGTGAAACTAGTGTAGAACGTTTCAATGCTGGAAAACTCATTTGGAAAATAACAAAGGCATATGACCACACAGAGACAGAATTTCCAAACACAGTTGATGGACTTGCTATGCCAGTAGATGTATATTTTGAATCAATTGGTAACACAACCCGAGAATACCTAGTTAATACATCTTTCTTAGAGAAAATGGCTGCTCGCTTTGGCTTGCGTCTTTTAACACTTAATTCATTTGGAAACAAATATCCTGAACTTCAATCATTAAAAACAAAATATGGTAGTGCAGCTGATATGACACCAGAATTACAGGAGTATAGTTTCTTGAATGACTACTTTATATTTGAAAAAGATTTAAAGGAACCCGCTGAGAATTAGATAGATTAGTAGTATGATTTTCATAATCAGTGACACAGAAACCTGCACTAGTGTAGCTTCTAGGGTTAAATTACCGTTACCTTTACCTAAAGTATTTTTTTCTTATTTTACGAAAAATGAGGAATTTATTCGAGAATATGAAACAAAAGAGAACCGTAACACCGAAAGATGTAAATTAATGGAAATCAAGAATGCTATAGACAATTATGATATAAAAGACTGGGATAAGAGCAAAAAAATGGCAAATCCATATGAATTAATTTATATGCCATCCAGAAAAATACGTCACGAAAGCATAGCCAATATAGACCCACTAAGTAGGTCTTATTTCAAAATGTGGGAGATGTTGTTTCATCACTCATTTCTACCAGGTGATAGCAGGAAATCCTGTATTTTGAATATAGCTGAAGGCCCAGGAGGTTTTATTGAAGCGCTGGTAAATTATAGGAAAAGGTATCATAATGCAGTAGATACTATAAATGCAATTACTCTTAAATCCACTAATAAGGAAATTCCAGGTTGGGACAAAGCATACCAATTTCTTATAAGGAATCAAAACGTGAAAATTCACTACGGTGCCGATAATACTGGTAATATTTACAGTGTTGAAAATATTAAACATTTACGTAGTTATATACACGATAACAATGAATTGGCAACTCTTATTACAGCTGATGGAGGTTTTGACTACTCTAAAAATTTCAACAAACAAGAGGTAAGTTCATTTAAAATTATATTTTGTGAGATAGTAACTGCTATTTCAAATCAGGCAATAGGAGGTAGTTTCATTTGTAAATTATTCGACACTTATAGTAATATTTCAAAGTCATTTATACACCTGTTGTCTAGTTTATATAAGACTGTTCTAATTCATAAACCAGTAACAAGTCGTCCAGCTAATTCTGAGAAATATGTTATATGTAAGGGATTTAGAGGTATTCGAGAGGATTATCTTGAGAAATTGTTTATAACAATAAACTTATGGAATATAGTAGAGGGGCAGGGTGGTCAAATACGTGGTATTTTTAATAGTGAAATCCCGAATAATATTAATAAAAAAATAGATGAGTTAAATACTAAACACTATTTAGAACAAAAACAGAGTATTGAAAAAACAATTAGTTTAATTAAAAACAAACCAAATTTAACACAATTAAATCAAATTATTGCTGAACAAGTAACATATGCTAAACAATGGTGTAAGAAATACGAAGTCCCTGTTAATATAGCAAGCACATTTTTAGAGAAGAAAAATTAATTATTTTCTAGTATTTATTATAATGAGCAAACAGTGTAATTTTTATGGTCTTACTGGATTACCCGATATCCAAGTAGATAAACCTAGCAAGGTTCCCTTGGAATTAAGAGGTGACAGTTATGATGAAGCTATTAAAACTACTGCCAAAAATGGAGGGTTATATGGTGGAAAACACGCTGACCGTGCCCATATCCCTAAACCAGTTTATCCCACAAGCACTTTTTTTACAAGTGTTCTCCTCGAAGAAGCAAACCCTCCACCAGGAGCAATTGAACAAACTATTGGATTAAACCGCCCAGGTAACAACTACGTTGCAGCCCCAGCAAGTCACTGGTATCAAAATGCACCAGTTGATAACTCTGGTCCATTCCGCGTTAAAGGTGTTAACCCAAGAAAGTAAATATTAGTAATTAAATACGTGTCTATCTCTATAAAGTTGTATTGGTATTTTTGAATTTTCAACTTTTCCAACATCAAAACAATGGAGGCAGAATATTTGTTCAGATGAGAATGGAATATTAACTGTGTCACCAAATCTATAATTTTTAAAATCGCTATATTTAGTTTGATTTGTGTTTAATCTATCCAAAAATTTCAAATTTTCACTTATATTCTTCTTGAATTCAATGAAATTTTCACTGAAAATGAAACTGGGAACTATTAACCAGGTGAATCTAGCACCCATTTCTTGTGTATCACTTAAATGCCCATTACTTGACAATATGTTTCTATAATTTATATTTTTATAAGTTCCAGATGAGTTTGTGTATTCTGATACAATTTCATTCCAAAAAAGTGTGAATGTTTTTAAAAAGTGACTTGCTGTTCCATAAAATAATATGTCGGTGCAAGAATAAATAGTATTAGGTAAAACTTCAGTGCTCTTTAATGTTTCAATACTAGGAATACTTATATCTGTGCGTATCTTAATTATGGTATCATATTGATTTAAGATTTCACTATATTTGTGTATTAAACTATCAAGATGATACCATTGAAGCATATTATTATGTGTAACTCTAATCTCATTTTCACGAAAGAAGATACATCTATCCAGGGAAGTTAATTTAGAAGCATGAAATCTATATTTCGTGTAAGTAGAAATAAATGTGTCATAATTTCCTAATTTATCTTTGAATTCAATAAGATGGTTTCTATCTCTAAATCTTAATTGACCTGTAATTAATACTGCTATCCGCATTTTAAATTATAATACTAGATTTTCTTTATATTTAAAAACTTTTTACTAGAATATATAACATGAATATATTAATTCCGATAGGTGGCATAGGACGTAGGTTCCGTGAAGCTGGTTATACACGTCCAAAAGCCTTAGTTAATGTATTTGGAAAGAGTATTATTTGGCACCTATTATCAAACCTAAATATTAAGAAGTGTCATACTGTAATAATACCCTACAACAAAGAGTATTTACGTTACAATTTTGAAGAGTTAATGATAAATAAGTTCCCAGAGGTAAATTTCAAGTTTATATGCTTGGAACAAAATACTCGTGGAGCAGCTGAATCAATAGCGATTGCGCTTGAAAGTATGACTAATAGTGATAGAGTTAAACCAGTTTTATGTTTGGACAGTGACAACTTTTTTACTAACGATATAATTTCACTTTGGAATGGTGAGAATAAAGTATTTACATTTCAAGATAATGGTGAAAATCCAATTTATTCATATGTAAAAATAGATGGCAGTAATATACTCGAAATACAGGAAAAATCAAGAATATCTAATTTAGCTTGTTGTGGAGCATATGGGTTCAGTAATGGAGAACTCTTAATGAAAGCAATACAAGAAGTAATCTCTCTAGATAAAAGAGTAAAAGGAGAATTCTATACTAGTGTAGTTATACAACATATGATAAACTCAGGATTTTCATTCAACAATGAGGAAATTAAAGAAGGTAAATATATTTGCCTTGGAACTCCATTACTTCTTAAAATGTTTTATAACAACTTTCCAAGACTTGGCAGTATTGGTGACAATGAAACAATACGACCATTAAGAATATGTTTTGATTTGGATAATACTCTTGTTTCATATCCTGAAATTTATGGAGATTACTCAACTGTGAAACCCATACATAACAATATTAACTTCCTCAGATACCTCAAAACTTTTGGAAACACAATTATAATATATACTGCAAGGAGAATGCGAACACACTCGGGAAATATAGGTAAAGTAATGGCAGATATTGGAAAGGTTACACTGGATACACTTGAAAAATTCGATATACCTTATGATGAACTGTATTTTGGAAAACCATATGCTCACTATTATATTGACGATTTAGCAATAAATGCCGGCGCTAATATACAACGTGAGATAGGGTTTTATGATGATTTCATAAAACCACGCGAGTTTCATAGCATTGAAACCAAGAATGTAAGTATTGTGCAAAAAAACGCGACACAAGAGTCATTAAGTGGAGAGATATATTACTATCAAAATATTCCAAGAAAAATAAAAGATTTATTTCCAGTATTCTTTAATTCCAATGAAGAGGGAACAAGTTTTGAAATAGAAAAAATACCCGGAATAACAGTAAGTCAATTATTTGTAGATGAACTCTTACAAGAGAATACACTGATTCATGTGTTACGTAGTGTTATGCGCATTCATAACTGTGAAATTAGTGAAGTAAGTGAAATTAATGATATAAATATTTATGAAAATTATTCAAATAAATTAAGAGATAGATACTCCAAGAATCGAGATATTTATGACAAATTCCCTAGTAGCAGTGAAACATATACACAGTTAATTAAATCATTACAAGATTATGAAAGTGAAGATATGGGGACTTGTTGTGTAATACACGGAGACCCAGTTTTTACAAATATATTAATTAACAAATATGATAAAATCAAATTTATTGATATGCGTGGAAAATTAGATAAATTATCAATTCTAGGAGACAATTTATATGATTTCGCTAAGGTGTATCAAAGTCTAATTGGTTATGATTCAATATTACTAGAAAAACAAGAGAATATGCTAATGGAATATTGTGACAAGATGATAGATGTGTTTAAAAACTGGTTCATTGAGGAGTATTCGGTGAAAAGATTTAAGTGGCTAAAGATTATAACAAGAAGTCTAGTATTCTCTCTCGTTCCCATTCATTACCCTGAAAACCCAGAGAAATGTGCTAAATTTTATAAACTATTAGAATCAGATTATTTAAAAATTTCGTGTTAGAACACGTTTGTTTCTTTTTACTTAAAAAAATATTTGGTAATAATATAACAAATATGTCTTTAGAGGATTTAAATACTGGCGATATCTTACTGTTTTCTCACGTCCCAAATAAATCGGGACCTTTTCAAATTTTTAGTAATTTTTTTGATTTTTTAATAAAGTATTGGACCAACAGTAAGTATAATCATATAGGTATTGTAGTAAGAGACCCTAATTTTACATATGGTGAGAAGTTACGAGGATTATACTTGCTTGAATCTAATTATGAGGGATTTATGGATAGTGAAAATCATGAAGTAAAATTTGGTGTTCAGTTAGTGCCATTGGACAGAGCACTTGCTAATAATTATGCTAATGTGTATTGGCGTAAGTTAGAATGTGAGCGCGACGATGATTTTTATAAGCGATTGGACCGTGTTCATATGGAGGTGCACAATAAACCCTATGATATAAACATTATAGATTGGATTAAAGCTGCATTTAATATCGATATAGGTGATGAAACTAAGAAAGATACTTTTTGGTGTAGTGCCTTAGTCGCATATATATATGAAGAAATGGGATTCATTGACGGAAGTATTCCCTGGACAATTATTACACCAGCGCAATTTTCATATTACGCATCAAATGGTTTGAAATTCAAAAATTGCGAAGTTTTACCTGAGCGTGAAATTTATATATGTGACCGTAAAATAAAAAACGTTGATGTCTGCTGTGGGTTAGCCTGGGGAGATGAAGGAAAAGGTAAATTAGTGGCATACTTGGCAAAAACTGGAAGTTATGACTTTGTTTGTCGATGGGCAGGAGGAAATAATGCTGGTCACACCATAGTTAAAGATGGAAAACGATACAAGACCAATTTAATTCCAAGTGGAATTTTTTACGGTATTCCTAGTATTATAGGTCCTGATTGTGTAGTAAATATTGAAGACTTTTACAGGGAATTAGCTTATTTAAAAGAAGCAGGGTTCGATACAAGTTTAGTAAAAGTTTCTCCTCGTGCCCACATTATCTCTGATGAACACATTGCTGAAGACCGTGAAAGATATCAGGCTAAATTAGGAACCACCGCTCGTGGAATAGCACCTTGTTATCGTGATAAATATGCTCGCATAGGTAAGCGCGTGCGAGATTGTGCCGATAAATTCACTGGTCACATATGGGATGAGAAATTGTGGGGTAATATTCTTTGCGAAGGAGCCCAGGGTTTCTGGTTGGATATTAACACTGGAAACTATCCTTACATTACCAGCAGTAGCACATTGCCATTCTCTGCGTGTAGTTTGGGAATAGCTCCACAATACATTCGTCATATTTATGGTGCAGCGAAAATTTATGATACACGTGTAGGAATTGATACTGATTTCCCAGAAGAATTAGACGAGGACCCTGAACTCGTTGAAATAGGAAAAGTAGGTAACGAATATGGTGTTACCACAGGTAGAAAACGTCGTGTTAATTGGTTAAATATGGATAAATTAATTCGTGCTATTAATGCAAGCGGAACTACACACGTTATTATTAGTAAGGTGGATATATTTGAAAAAATAGGTAAATTTAGATATTTACAAGGTAACAAACTAGTAAGTTTCTTGTCCTTGGAAGACCTTACAACAGATATCTATAATGAAATCAAACGTGAATGCCCATTAGTGCGCGAAGTTCAGTTTTCTAATAACCGTGAAACTATAGGTATGATTGAAACTAGGGTTTGAAACTTGGGTTTCTTTTTTTTTACTTAAAATTGATAAAATTTTAAATTTATTACTTTGAATAGAAATGACGACTTCTAGCAAAGAAGAACATGAGTTAGTTCATTCTACATACGATAAAATCGCCGAACATTTCTCAGCGACTAGACATTCAGTTTGGCCTGATGTAACTAGATTTTTAATAGACATTCAACCAGGTAGTTTAATTCTCGACAATGGTTGTGGTAATGGCAAAAATTGTAACCGTGGCGACTGTGTATTTATTGGCACAGATACTTGCCATAAATTTCTTGAAATTACTGGCGAACGCACAGAAGTAATAGACACACCTGCTATGAATAGTAAAATGCTAATGTTTCGAGACAACTGTTTCGACTATGTTTTATCTATTGCTGTAATTCATCATATTTACACTCCAAGGGACAGATTAGAGGCAATGAAGGAAATTGCTCGCGTGTTACGAGTTGGTGGAAAGGCACTAGTATCAGTTTGGAGTAAACACAAGCATTACGAGTATGGTGATAATATAATTCCCTGGAATCTTCAGGCACGACACTCGATGATTAATCGGAATGAAACCTATCCAAGATATTATCGCCTCTTTCGAAGAGAAGAATTCATTGAATTAATAAATCTAGTTCCAGGATTAGAAATTGAAAAAATAAATGAATGCTACAATAACTTTTTCGCTACTATCGTAAAGAAATGAGAAACAAAATTGAATTATTAGAGAAGGTGCTAGACTATGTAAATCATTGTTACTATGGCAACCATTTCACAATCACAACCAGAAGCAAACACAACTAGCGGTCCAGACGTTCAAAGAGAAAAAGAAAAATCTTTGAAACCATTTGTTACGGATAAAGACTACCAAGTTTTCTCAGAGAATGGTAGAGATTTGAATGCGTGTATAGCAGTCTTTCTTGTGGAAATGAGACAGTATGTTAACATTCAATGGCAGGAACAATATCATATTAAAGAACCACTTGAGAGTCTTGAGCAGTTCAACCGTGACCACCTTTTAGGATATCCAAGTTACGGTGGAGATGCTGTTTTGGATGACTCATTTACAGGTCCAGATTGTCCAGTTGAAATATTTTCGCCAGGAAGTCTCCAGATACTCAGTTATTTTTATAGAATGAATTTTCACGATTTCAGTGTAGAATAAAAGAAAAAAGAAAAAAATTAAAGGTCAAACCAGTGGCAAGCATCGCACTTTGCCATATTAAAAGCACCGTTACCTGTAGCCCTTGCGTGATGGTATTCGCATAAAAGTGTGCGGTTACAGTAATCACATAAAGTGTAATCGTGTGACAACTTTACTATTTTAATACATACATTTCTAGGTAAGTTTCTAGCGAATGCAATGGCTATAGATTTTTCGTGGTCAAGTTTATATCTGGAATTTATATGGTGTGTAAATGGAAGGACATCAATATAATGACATTCGTGGCAAAGTGAATATTCAGTAGGCATATTATAAATAAATAATAATTTATTTTTTATTTTCTAGTGTTCTCTTTAAAAGTGTCTGCCGACGCCTTTCGCGGACAATTTCCATTAAAAAGAAGTTCAATGCTACATTACAATTAGGAAAAGTAAAATCAACTTCTGAGAGTAAATTCTTGCGAGGACTAATTAAAACTGTAATCCAGTTATATCCTTTACTGGTTACTAAATTTTCTACAGTGTCTTCGAAAAACACTACTTTATCACGTGGTTTAATACCCACCTTTTCAATTATTCTGTCAAAACTTTCTAACCCAGGTTTCATAGCATTGAGTGTATCACGCGCGTGTATATTATTACGAAAATGATGAACAATTCCTAACTTTTCAAGAGACTTTATTGCGTGACCTTTTGTCCCATTTGTAAAAAGTATTTTGCGACAAGGTAATAAATTTAATTGAGTCTCTAATTGAGCATTTTTATCGAGTCTCGAATAACTAAATCTCTCATTTTTATCAAGAGTATAAAGGGTATGATCTAAATCAAAAATCCAATAAAGCATTTCCTTTAATATATCTTTTTATTTTATTATTATAACTTAGTGAACGAGATAATATATTCCATTGAATTAACCAAATCAGTAATATTATACTGATAAATCTCCAATTTAGTTTCATTTGGGTCATATGGCATATTATTAAATTGTGTAAAATAAGGGAAAATGTTTTCATTGAATTCAGTTTGAGTATATTTTGAAATAACTAGATTATAACCGATTGAATTTACGTAACTAGTGATTTTTTCAATATTTCTTTCTGATAATTCTCCAATATTTACTGTTTTACCGTCACGACTAAATAACATTCGCATTCCATTAACTGTAAATGTTAATAATGCTTGAAATGTATCGCGCATAGTCATTTCTGGTGATGAAAAAGCAACTATTATGCTACTAGGTGCTTTTACTGGTTCGTTGAAAATTTTTACAATTAATCCTTCGAGGTCCATTTAATATTACCATAAATTTAATATTTAAATATTAAACGGGTTAAATAAATAAAAAATGATACAATTTTTCCCAGTGTATATTTTGGCTGCTGCATATTATGCTCTTGGAATAGTAGCATATATAACTATTTATATACAAAACTCTCCTAGAAACACTAGAAAGGATGGAGCATTAACTTATTTGAATGTAACTCCTATGAATGTTCTTAGAGAAACTAGCATTGATATGGAATTGGAATATGCTGCTAATTAATTTGAAAATTTATTTAAAATTTATTTCAAAATTAAATTGCGGTCACCCCAGGTATCGTCAATTCTACCGACAGGTATATTAAATTTGTGTGATTTTATATATTCTTCTGGGAAAAATGCCTCTTGTTTTGAATAAGGAAAGTCCCAAGCGTCATCACTATAGAGTAACTTAGTAGAATGTGGAGCGTTTATAAGTAGTTCTGGATTTTCACGTATTTCTTTCCTTATTGACTTCATAGCAGTTATGAATCGGTCGATTTCTTCAATGCTCTCTGTTTCTGTTGGTTCAATCATTAAACTCTTAGGAACTGGCCAACTCATTGTAGGTGCGTGAAATCCATAGTCCATTAAACGTTTTGCAATATCACGCTCTGTAATTCCGTTTTCTAAATTATCTGTTTTTACTATTAATTCGTGTGATACTAGTCCCTCGCTATTTTTAAAAGGAATTTCATAGTCATTTTCAAGTTGTGTTTTTATATAATTGGCATTGTTAATTGCTAACTCAGATGCCATCTTTAATCCAGATTCACCTAATAGGCGTATATAGTAATACACTATACTTAACAACACTGCAGAACTATTAGGAGCAGCTGCGCACGTGCCATAACTATCAACTTTTGAAACAGGAACATTATAGTGGTCAACTGGGTTGTATAATGGATGACTTGGAAGATATTTTCTTAATTCATTTGTTACTGCTATAGGTCCCATACCTGGACCACCACCTCCGTGTGGAATACCGAAAGTTTTATGAAGATTTAAATGACAGGCGTCGATTCCTAGTTCTTGAAGATTAACATTACCCATTAAGGCGTTCATATTTGCTCCGTCACAATACACTAATCCACCTGCTTTTTTAACTCCATTGACTACAGCGGAGAAGTTCTTTTCGAAAAATCCAAATGTTGATGGATATGTAATCATTAATCCAGCAATTTCATCGCGATGTTTTTCAATGAGTTCTTGAAAATAACTATAATCTAACTCGCCTCGTGAGTTGCTCTTTAATTTCATAATAGTAAAACCACATATATTAGCAGAAGCAAAATTTGTGCCGTGAGCACTATCTGGTATAAGAATATAACGTCTTTCGTCTAATGTTCCCTCTTTGACAAAATAACTTCTAAAACAATTCAATGCAGAATATTCACCAGTGGCACCAGAATTACTTTGAAATGAAACATATGGTAACCCTGTTATTTCTGCTAGGTCTCTTTCAAGTGAATGTATTAATTCGGTATATCCACTCATTTGGTCAATATTTTGAAAAGGATGAATATCCGCCCAATTTTTATCAAATAAATTTGTAAATAAATAACTGCTATTTAATTTCATAGTGCAAGAACCTAGTGGGATCATACTGTGTGTTAGTGATAAATCTCTCTTAGCAATATTTGTTATATAGCGGGTAATCTGGTGTTCGCTGTTGAAATTATTGAAGATAGGAAAATCCAGCAACTCACCAAGTCTAGGATTATGAATTTCACCTTTAATGCATTTTTCATCAAAGTAAACTAGATTTGTTCTCTTAGGATTTAATACACCATTAATTAAGTGATAGGAGTCACTGCATGATTTTGTATCATCGAATGAAATCGAGAATGACAAATCTGGAATATTGTATCTAAAGAGAATATTCCTCTTTTCTGCCTCGTTTTTAACTGATAGTAATATATCTTTTGAATCACATCTTATTGTTAATGTATCGAAGAAATCGTGATGATACGCGTCGTTTACTAATGTGTAATTAATATTGCTTTCTATATAATCTTTTATTACATTAGTTGCTTCTCTAATTTGAAGCGCTGTTTTCTGTAGTTCATCTGGACCCATATACATAGCATATAATGTAGCGTAGTTTGCTAATAGTGCTTGACTAGTGCAAATATTACTTAAGGCACGTTCTTTTTTAATATGTTGTTCCCTACTTTGAAGTGCTAATCTATAGCATTCATCACCGAATGAGTCACGGGAAATTCCCACTACTCTACCTGGCATTGTGCGTAGGTATTTATCTTTACAGGCAAAAATACCTGCGTGGGGTCCTCCATTCCACATAGGTAACCCAAACCTTTGCATACTACCAACTACAAAATCAGCATTTGCTGACCCTGGAGGTTCAAACACTGTTGCTTTTAGTGGGTCAGTAGCAACAATAACACTTAATCCTGGAAACTTTTCCTTATTTTCGGCAATGTAACGATTGTAATTATACACTTCACCGAGCATATTAGGTGACTGTAAAACAAGAATACTATGACCATCGAAGAGAGTTTCACAAGTGTCTAAGAATTCTTGATTAATTTTTTTATAAATAATTGGAATTCCAAGTAATATTGCCCTAGTTTCAAGAACAGCCTTATTCTGGGGATATATATTTTCGTCACAAACCAATGTGGGATATCCTTGCGGACATTCACGTTTGTATTGTTTTTGATTTGTTGCTACAAGAGAAACCAATGCTTCACTTAAACTGCTACTCTCATCTAAAAGACTACAATTTGAAATATCCATTTTAAATAAATCGGTTATCAAGCGTTGGTAATTAAATTGTAACTCTAGTCTTCCTTGTGAAATTTCTGCTTGATAGGGAATATATGCGCTATAAAAGTTGGGATTTTCGAGGAAATTATTTTTTAAAACACCAGGCATATGCGATGGATAGTATCCTAATCCATAAAAGCATTTTTTTACGCTATTTTTTTTACCCCAAGAATCCATTTGGTTCTGTATTTGTGAATAGGACATTCTATCAATTTTTAATTTTTGAGAATTATATTCCGGAATAACATCTGCTAGATTTATTTCAGTTTTTACTCTATTTTTAGGAAAGTATTCCTGGAAATATCTAGTCGAAAATCGCAATACTTGGTGAAACCTCATTTAAAAATTTGTCTATAATAGATATCAATGAGATTTTTAAATAGTAAAAAATCTAAAAATAAAATAGAAAATATTCGTAATTTTCATTTCTCAGTTGCCGAGGATGGAACAGTAACAAATTCTAATGCATTGAATAAGGAAGTTATTTACGGAATTTTTAAACGAAATCAAATAAGAGAACTAGAGAATTTAGATTATGCTATAAAAAATAAAAACATTGAACTTTTAATGCTAGATAAACAACATCGTGACAACCGACGTGAATTAAATGAATGTAGTATTTGTTTAGAAAAACCTAAGCGTGTAGTTAATGTTCCTTGTGGGCACTGTTTCTGTGAAGAATGTTCGCGTGAAGCTACACATTGCTTTAATTGTAGAGCACTAATAACACACAAACAAGTTATTTATTTATAATTTACGTTTTTTCGTTTGTTTGTTACCTTTTTCAGAACTAGATAATGAATTTCTTAATCCTGAGGATCTTCTTCTTATAACAGGTAACCCAGATTTCTTTTTATTACTTGGGCGTTTTTTATTTGGACTTTTAGAACCAGATAATGAATTTCTTAATCCTGAGGATCTTCTTCTTATAACAGGTAACCCAGATTTCTTTTTATTACTTGGGCGTTTTTTATTACTTGGGCGTTTTTTATTTGGACTTTTAGAACTAGGTAATTTACCCATAAATTCTTGTGGTGCTGGTGGTGCTGATGGTTCAGGTAATTGGTCATTTAATGGAGGTGGTGCTGATGGTTCTACTGGTGGTTGGACTAATGACATATCAACAGATTCATAGTTGTCAAAAAATAAAGTTAATGACTCATTATCAATTCCAAGTGCTGTTAATCTTTCATATATTTCTTCGTTAGTAATATTTTTAGCATCTTTCAATGCAGTAATAGTGAGACGTGCTTGGTCAAAATTACGGCTTTCAATAAGTCTTTTTAAATTTTCTAAACTATCTTGAGTAGTTACATTATTTAGATTATTTCTGTCCATTTTATAATATACAAACAAAAAAATTGATTTGAGTGCGTTAAAATCCCGGCAATCAAAATACTACCTTAATAGATACAATGGCATCTCCTCACATCATATACGACCCAATTCCGTTTGAAACGCCGGATACCCTACCTGAGTTTGACCACAATGGACTTATTAATGTTACACTGAAACCACATCAGATTATTAATATTAATCGAGCGGAAAAACTTGAGCGTTATGAAGAAATCAAAGTTAAAGATTCTAGTTACAGCGTTAAAACTAGGGTAGGTGTATTGTGTGATAAAGTAGGAGCAGGGAAAACACTTACTGTTCTTGGACTAATTGGTAAAAGTCCCATTGTTAAATGTCCGAGTGTGTTTCATTTTAAGAGCACTATTAATGCTGGTTGGGGAGATTGTAGTAATCATCGTCATAATCCTATTTCTTCAAGAATTATTGGTGAAACTACTCACGAGGAAAGATGTGAAGCAGTTACTATTCCACTAAATGTGATTGTTGTTCCACATACAATCTTTTCTCAGTGGGAAAATTCAATTAAAACATACACCACTATTCCTCATTTTGCAATTAAGAACCGCAAAACAAATGATAAATTCTGGGAGGAACACAAACTAAGTGACTTGCGAGATGGTAAATGCCAAATAGTTCTTGTTACAAACAAATTTTATAGGATTTTCAGCGAACACGGATTTGGAAATAATGTGAGTATTTCGCGAGTTATCTATGATGAAGTAGATACTCTTAACATTCCAAGAAACGGTAAGATTGTTAGTAATTTCTACTGGGGCGTAACGGCAAGTAGTTCAAATGTTATTAATATATATAATAACTCAAATAATAATTTTCCCAATGCTGGGTTCATAAGAGACCTTTTCGTAAGTTTTCGTAGTCTTTGGCAGAGTGGTCAATCGGGTATTACTCAAAATGAACGTCGATTGGTAAGAAGTGAACTATTTATTCTCAATAGTGAAGAGTTTATTGAATCAAGTTTCCACCTTCCTGAAATTCAATTCAACATTCACCCTTGTGACGCACCAGTTATGATTAGTGTTTTGAATGGAGTGGTATCAGAGGATGTTATGAATCTACTTAACGCAGGTGATGTAGGTGCGGCTATTGAAGCAGTGAGTTGTGTGAAAGTTAATACAAAGGTAAGTCTTGTTGATGTTGTTACTAGTGAATTCCAAAAAGAACTTCATAATGCGAATATTTCCTATAAAGCCGCACTTGAATTTCATTACAGTAGTGAATCCGCTAAAAAGAAGAGTCTGGAACGTCACGAGGAAGAAATAGCAAAACTAGAGAGCAAGATTACAGACCTACAAAACCGCGTTGAAGACTCTAATATGTGTCCAGTATGCTGTGATGAAATTGACAATCGCACAATTACTCGTTGCTGTAATAATTCATTCTGTTTCGAGTGTGTAACAAAAAGTATTAGTCATATTAAATCATGCCCTGTTTGTAGGGCAACAATTCGACAAGATGACCTCATTGTTGTAACTGATTCAGGAAATAGCGAACGAGAACCTGAACCAAAAAAGGTTGAGAAACGCGATGCCTTTCAACAGATTATTGACGCAAACAAGAAATGGAGTGAGGAAACTGGGAATGCTTGTAAATACTTGGTCTACTCAGACAGTTACTACTCATTGGATAATGGTTACAGTGTCCTTTATGAAAACGCCATTCGTAGTGCTGTAATTAAGGGGTCTATTGGTGCTGTTACAAACACTATCAATAAGTATCGTGAAAACACCGATGAACTACAGGCTCTTATGGTGAATAGTAGGTATGCTGCAAGTGGAATGAACCTCGAAAACACCACCGATGTTGTTATTTGGCACAGTATGGAACGAAGTAAAATTGGTCAGATTATTGGTCGAGCACAGCGCCCAGGAAGAAAACTGCCTTTGCGAGTTCACTTTCTTAGTTATCCAAATGAACTTAAAGACTTCCAGGATTATAAATAAATAAGTAAATGAGTTGCTTTATCCTAGATAATGTTGATTCAAATAGTGTAAATAATTTTTCTATTTTACGTGAAATTATACAACACGACGACTTTTCATATTTTTTAGAGGCATACAGTGACTATTTTGATAATTTTAGTGTATATAGAAATAATAATAAAAATTACAAAGAAAGGGGTGATTACATTAAAATTCCATTACACACTAGTCTCTGGTTTGACTGTTACCTTATTATTTGGGGTCCAGACGCAATAAGTCCCATTCACGACCACGCAGATAATGGATGTCTATACAAAGTGATTCAGGGGAATATACGAGAACGAATTTATTCTAATATAAACTTGTTGGAGTTATCTACCAGGGAACTTTCAACGGGTGAAATAGGTGAAATTAGTAATTCACAGGGATATCATAGTATGGAAAATATAGCAAATAAAAAAATAGGTTCCTGTGAAAAACCGCTTGTTTCAGCGAGTGTCCATTTCTACAGTCCACCAGGTTACAAAATGAATGTGTTTGATTAATACTTAAAAAAATAAAATGTATTGATTGTATTATATAATGCAGATTTTTGTTAAGACACTCACCGGAAAAACTATTACACTCGATGTAGAACCAGCCGACTCAATCGAGAACGTAAAAGCTAAAATTCAAGATAAAGAAGGAATTCCACCCGATCAACAGCGTCTTATTTTCGCTGGAAAACAATTAGAAGATGGTCGCACATTAAGCGACTATAATATTCAAAAAGAATCAACTCTCCACTTAGTTCTTCGACTTCGTTAAATAATTTCTTTTTTATATTCATTATGGAATACGTGATAGGGTATTCAGTTGGTATTGCTCAAACTTTGGTAGGATACCCCTTAGACACTATAAAAACACGGTTACAGAATTCAGGCGTTACTAAACTTACTCCTGGCGTAAAATTAGCGGTAGGAATAAGATATCCTCTCGTGAACAGCACTATAATTAACACTATGACTTTTGGTAATCGTGACTTTTTTGAAAAACTTACAGGTAATAAACTGGTGAGTTACACCCTAGTGGGAATAACTAATGGCATAGTTCAAAACCAACTTGATTCTTGTAAGGTTCAAGCACAAACTCGAGGCACAATACCTAAATTTCCTAGAAAATTTGTCACCACAGGAATGAAGTATTCTGTATCCCTGGAAGCACTAAGTATGCCTATTTACTTCTCTACATATGAATACTTAAAGAACGAGAGAGAGTTCTCTAATTTTAATAGTGGTGGATGGGCTGGAGTTAATTGTTGGTTATGGACTTATCCGATTGACACACTGAAATCACGTAGTTTTGTTAATCCCGGTTTAAAATTACAGGAATTAATGGAATTAGGTGGAACTAGGGGCATTTATGGATTATATTCTGGGTTGGGTATTGCGTTACTAAGAGCATACATAGTTAATGGTTTCGTATTTAGCACCTATAATATTTTATCGGATATTATTAGGAATTAATGATTTATTTTTTACCAGGCAATTTATTGTCACTAGGGTTAGATGTTTCATGGTGGTTGTTAAAAAACACAACCTATGTAGTGTTTCAGGGATTAAAATATGGAATAACAAGCATTACTAAAGTCAGTAATCCTCAAGGCGATGGTCTTCCCAGTGATGAAGACCTTAATATAGAAGACTCAGTAATAATTATTGAAAACGCCGATTTACTTGAAAAATTGGACCATATTGAAAAAATGCTTGAAAATAGAAATACTAAGTAAAAAAAATATAAAAAAAAAATTATTAAAATAATAAAAATGGAAGCTAGAGATTATCAAGAAATTAATGAATTATTAGCAAGTTTAGAAATTAGAGAAGAATCTATTAATATTAATAATAAAAGTAATAAAAATGAAAAAGAGCAAGAATTCTTAAAAGCAAGTAAAAATGTAGAAAATGTATTTATGAGAGATTTAAATTTTTTTCAGGGCAAAGGAAACTCAAACGTAACTGATACTAGATTTAGTGTTCAAAAACAAGAAAAACAAGAATTTGCTAGTCCAAATGATTTGTTGAATGAAAGAGGTTTCATGCCTACATCCAGCGTATTTCCAGGGAATGTTAGTAATAGAATTAACGCAGTTAGAGAAGATATTCCATTATCAACTCGGGTTATATCAAAAAAGAAACAATATACAAATGAACATTAGTTATATTTCTCTAGAAACTGACGTAGTATTACTACTTAATTGTTTCTTTAAAACGAAGTAAATGTATTGCTTGTGACTAAAAGAGTTAGATAATACCCAGGAATGCATTGATAATCTATCTAGAGATACAGATATTAAGTCTCCTTTTTTTACAATAAAACTATTAGCGAGAAATATATCATCATTTTCAAATGGTGTCCAATCATTTACTCGCATATCACGATTACAACAAATAATTAAGTGTTTATATGCCATTTAATTACTTTAATTCTTGTTTTTTTAATTCTTCAATAAACGAATTAATGAAATTATAAATTCTAGCTTCAATTTCATTTGTATAGAAAGTTTCACTGAAATCAACAGTAATAATACTGCTCTCACACTGGGAACTGCTCCTCTTATATATCTCTATTAAATCGGCTTCATTTGTTCCTAGGAGACGCATATAAATATGACACTGAACTTTTTCATAGTCACGTAATTTATTAAACAACTTACGCATTCTATTTTTTACTTCAACAACACGTCTTATGTCACCTGTTTCAGGATGAAGTAAAACACCATCTACTCTTCCGCCAATATAAACGTCAAAATCGGGAGTTTCTAGGAATTTATATTTATAGAAATAATTGTCTTCAACTACAGGATATCCAGTTTTCTTAGAATATTCATTAATTCCATCATTTTCGTATTCAGTTCCAAAGTTAGTATTTACAGCGGATTCAGCTGCTTTTTTTACTTCGCCTAATTCTTTTTTAGAAATACTTGGATTTTTCTGTTTCAGGGAAGTTTCAAGTTTTTCTAGGAGAACTTTGCGATTTTTATCTAGTTCACTAGTATTCTTAGAATTATCTGTTGCGCGTAACTCTCTAGAAACATCAATGTTATTTTTCTTAGAAATATATTCAATATACTCGCGATTATCTAGGGGAACAGTTGGAACGCCTTCCAGCAATTCAGGGAAATACTCACTTATTAATCTATCAATAACACGCTTAGGTTTTTGGTATGGATTATGTCCAGTAATTACGGCAATCTCACTAGCAAATAAAAAAATCTTTCGTTTTCCAGAAGATGACATTAATATAAATATACATAGGAAATTCTTTAAATAACGAACCCTGTTTTAAATTCAAGTATATAACCCAAATTAACACTAGTAATTATTTCACGACAAATTGGGCATTTAGGAACCTTATTCATAGCATAATTAACTTCAACTAATTTTGATATACAGTTATAGCAAAAGTTATGGTGACTACAATTTAAATAAATATTAGGACTATTCTCTAGGCAAATACAACACTCAGAACCGTATTGTTCAGGAAATCTAATAATTTTATCGTTATCTAGTTTCCGAATAACATACTCTTGATTTCTAGATTCAGTCCAGGCTTGACGAACACTAGGGCGCACACTAGGGCGCACACTAGGGCGAGGTGCTGGATAATTAGGATGTTCAGGGATACCATATATAGAATTACGACCATTCACATCGAATGATGATGAAATTCTATTATTTCTACGCGAAAAATTTAAACAATTTCCCATATATTTTATTAGAATTAAATTATTCTTGAATTAATATTGAATTATTCTAGAATTAATTTTTGAATTAATTAATTAATTAATTCGTTTCTCCAGAATTTTTTTCTTGCTATATATTATCAAAAAAAATGGGAGGAGGACTTATGCAATTAGTAGCTTACGGAGCACAGGATATCTACCTTACAGGTAACCCACAAATCACTTTCTTCAAGGTTGTCTACCGCAGACACACCAACTTCTCAATGGAAGCCATCGAACAGACCCTTAACGGAACTGTTGGAGCTTCTTCAAGAGTATCAGCCACCGTCTCAAGAAACGGTGATCTTGTTCACAAGATGTATCTCGAACATCAGATTGTTGCCACAGCCGATGCCAATGATGATAACTATGGTACACAAATGATTGACTACGTTGAAGTCGAAATTGGTGGACAGAGAATCGATAAACAGTTCGGTCACTGGATGGAAGCATGGTTAGAACTTACAGAACCTAACCCCACAGGTAACATCCACACTATGGAAGCTGATGGCGCTGACGCAACCACAAATGCAACTAAAATTCAGAAATTAGCAGCTGCTGGTGGTGTTTTAGGTGCCGCTCTTGAATACGATAACCTTATTTTCGTTCCACTTCAGTTCTGGTTCTGCCGCAACCCAGGTCTCGCTTTACCACTTATCGCCCTTCAGTATCACGAAGTTAAGGTCAATCTCGCCACTTCAAGTGTCTATGATGCCACAGGAACACTCAAACTCTGGGCTGACTACATCTACCTTGACACTGAAGAACGCAGACGTTTCGCTCAGGTATCACACGAATACCTCATCGAACAGGTTCAGCACCAGTCTGAAACATCAGGAACATCATTCACACTTAACTTCAACCACCCAGTTAAAGAACTTGTCTGGACTGGTGCCTACACTAACGGTGCCGCTGCCAGCACTTCATTATCAACTGGTGATAAGTGGAAACTCGTTCTCAACGGACATGACAGAATTGCCGAACGTGACTATAGATACTTCACACGTGCTCAGGTCTGGCAGCACCACACTGGTTATGGTGGTGTAGCAAACAGAGACTCTATCGCTGTCTACTCATTCGCCCTCAAGCCAGAAGAGCACCAGCCATCTGGAACATGCAACTTCTCAAGAATCGACAACGCCCAGCTCAAATGCTCAACTGCCAGTGGTGCCGCTGTCGAAATCTACGCTGTTAACTACAACGTTCTCCGCGTCATGAGTGGTATGGGTGGTCTCGCCTACAGCAACTAAGCATTTTATCTGCTTGTTGTGCTATCTTGTCACTAACATTTTTCTTTAATTAATGGTTTTAACCTATACTTAAACCTAAATATTATTAATTAAATATTAATTGAATATGGGAATTGATGGACATAATCATCTTACTATACTTGGACCCAGTAATACTTTAGACATTATTGAAAATGGTGGAATAAATCTATCAGACGAAGAAATAACAGGAGATAAAGATTTAATATACTTTAAAAATAATTATTTTACTGAATCTTGGGCAAGTTGTCGTATGGTTCGACAGAAACCTACTAAGAAAGATGATGGTAAAGTTACTAGCAATAAACTAGAAATTCATTTTTTATATAGAAACAATACAGTTGATGAATATTTAGGTTATCTACTAGACAAATACCCAGATTGTTGGTTTAAGAATGAATATTACACTGAAGATGGAGATTGTGGATTATGGTTAGGTGAAATGAATGAAAATGGAGAGAAAAATATTCAAACACGGTATTGGTTTGAAAATTGTGAAGAATATTATAGGGGTTAAAATTGAATTTATTAATATTAATTACTTATAAACACATAACAATCCCTAATATATGGGACGTCCAGAGAGACTAACTAGTATTGCTTATAGTAACGCTGAGCGTAGCGACTTAAAAATTAAGCATGGGTCTGTATTAAGCAAGGGTAGTAAGCCTATTTACTATGGTATGAATACATCAAGAACTAAGAGTCTAAATGATATTTACTACTGTGAGCACGCAGAAGTAAATGTAGTTAGGCAATTCATTAATAGAATGAGTAGGCGAAAGGGAAAGAAATGGACACTTAGAAGCATTAGTAAATTTATAGTATGGGTAGTGCGTGTTAATGTTCAGTGCGAGCGTCACGATAAATTCAAGGTTACAGAGAGTAAGCCTTGCCAGAAGTGTATAGAAACTCTTAGAGGTTTAGGAATTAGAAAGATTGGATATTCCGATATTAATGGAGATATCGTTGTTGATAAAATAGATAATATGACTGGTATTTTATCAGGAGCACAGATGTCATTTGATAATAAGTTTAATAAGATGTATTCAGGTTTAATTCAAAATGTCATCTAGGGGATGACAAGTAAGGCACGCACATTTACCAGTATTACAGGTATCAATTTCTTTTTTATCTTTTATAGTTGTATCAATGACACTGTATCGTGTAACCCACCCAGGATGAATGACTGGTTTAGGATTTTTACTTTCTTGAGGTTTGCCGGACTCCATTTATAATACTTACTATTTTTTAATTTAAATAATTAATCATTAAATAATAAAATGTATTCTAGTATTTCGTTTGTTTGGAGGGATGACACCATTATAGGATATTGTAACACCTTAGCAGAAGCTGATTACATTTGCACCATAGACCCGGACTTGAATTGGTCTTATAGTGAAGAAAATCAAGATATAAAAGGTTTTAACTTATTAACTATTTATGATTTTAACAAAAAAAATAATTTAGTATATTAAGAATGATTGGTGGAAGACAAATGCAAGAACTATCATTAGTTAGTGGAAATAAAAAGAGTGTAACCCTAGGAAAAACACCAGTGGGTTCTGTTTCAGTAAAAAAAAATGTGGGTAACTTAACTACAGTAACAAATGCTGATGTTCTAAGATTAATAGTTGGAGAAGAACCAACTCCCTATTGTTTGCTTAGACTTTCTGACAATAACAATCCTGATATTATTATAAATCCAGGTGGAGGTCCTATAGAATTACCTAGGTTTGAAGAGATTTCAGATGGAGTATCACCTAATCCAGGAGGTCCAGGAGGTCAAAAAGGTTCTCGTTTTAGTGTTTCTTCATCAGGAAACCCAAAAAAAGTCAAAACCCCTATAAATATAAACACCGGAGGCGAATCAACTATTGATGGTATTAATTTAGACGGACTAAATGGAACCGCATCAACTACTGATGGTAATAGAACAACACCGGTTGAAGAACTAAATGGAGGCGAATCAACTATTGATGGTATTAATTTAGACAGACTAAATGGAACCGCATCAACTACTGATGGTAATAGAACAACACCTGTTGAAGGACTAAATGGAACCGAATCAAATAGTGATGGTAATAGAACAAGACTTATTGAAGGACACAATGGAATCGAAACACCTACTAATGTTGTTAATTTGAATATACCGGGTGAATCCGACACAAATGGTGGTGATTCACTTTACAATCAAGCAACAGCACCTGAAGCACCAGCACCTGAAGCAAATGGTAGTGAATATATCGAACCTAATATACAAGAAAACCCTAATCAACCTGAATACGTATATCAAGAACAAACTAATAAACCTGTTGAATATAACTTAGCTTCTGGAGGTAGTCCACTTTACAATCTAGCAAAACCAACTGATAACTTAGCTTCTGGAGATAGTCCAGAACAAACTTATGAAACGCCAGACCCAGCACAACCAGCGATTTACAACAGTGCTAGAGATGCTAAATCCAACTACGCAGAAGTTGGTCTGGTGCAAACTTTCGACGGTGAAGGTGTGTCACATGAACCTGCTATGCGACCATCAGATGCGGCAGTAACAGGTGAACCACCGTTATCAACCAGAACACAGAGCGTAGTCTCGGAAAAAAAATCTAACTATGCTCCTTCTACCTCTTCTCCTAGCGTTGGTTCTGGTGACTCTAGTTCAACTGTTGCTGCTCCTAGCTCAACCTCTAGTGGTTCTGACGGCTCTGGAGGCTCTGGTTCGGGTTCAGGCTCTGGTTCGGGTTCAGGCTCTGGTTCGGGTTCAGGCTCTGGTTCGGGTTCAGGCTCTGGTTCGGGCGGATCTGGCGGCGCTACAGGTGGTTCAAGAAACAGAAAAAAAACACATATCAAAAGAACTAAGAAAAATAAAACAATAAAAAAAAGGTATATACAACAAGGTGGATTGGGTAACGTATTGATGGTTAACAGAAATGGTCAGCGTTGTGTAAATGGTAACGTATATACTGATAAACAATTAATTAAGGGAAATTATAATGGTCATACAGTAACAAATTTAGAACCTTTAACAACATATTCAAGAAATACAGGTAAACCATGTTCAGGAAATTGGACAACAATGTTTCCAGTTGAAGCAGGTCCATTAGAAGTTGGAGGTGTTCCATTTGGTCCATCCGGTGATACTAGTTCCTTTAGTTCTAGTGGTTCAGGTTCCTCTGGTTTATCAGGAAAACCGAAAACTCGTGTTACCAATGGAAAAGAAAAAGAAGTTTTAAGGGAACATCAACAGGGTTATAATAATTCAGATGCTCAATCTAGTTCTGGTGAAGGAACTCAGGCAGGCGCTGAAAAAGCAAATGGTGTCACTGAAGTTGCTGAATCCCAGTCTTCTAATAGAAAACAAGGCGCTGACGTTGAAAAACCTGCTGAAGGAGCTGAAAAACCTGCTGAAGGAGCTGAAAAACCTGCTGAAGGAGCTGAAAAACCTGCTGATGGCACTAACGCAGAAAAACCTTCATTACAATTAGAAGGTGATACACCAGGAAATAAATCTAGAACAGATGGTAATACTGTTGAAGCAACTGGTAGTTCAAATAGTAACAGTTTAGGTTCTGAAGGTAGTATGGGTATGGGTTCTATGGATATGCACGATACACATCACCCTAATTCACAACCACACGGTGCAGAAGCAGGAAAGGGAACAACTCCTGGTAAAGACAAGAGCACTCAGGGCAAAGGACCTGGAACTGGCACTGGACAGACACTAGCACCAGCATCAACAGCAGTAACTCAAGCAGGAACTACAGGGTCACAAGCAGGAGCACAAGGAGCAACAGGTGCAAAACCACCAGCATCTGGACCACAAGGACCTCCACATCCACCAGCATCTGGACAACAAGGACCTCCACATCCACCAAAAGCAAAACCACCACCTCCACCTCCACCTCCACCTCCACCAGGAGCAAAACCACCAGCATCTGGAGCAAAACCACCAGGAGCACAAGCATCTGGACCATCTCAAAGTGACAATGGACCAGCATCTGGACCATCTCAAGGTGACAAAGGAAAAGGAGGAAAAGGAAAAGGAGGAAAAGGAAAAGGAGGAAAAGGAAAAGGAGGAAAAGGAAAAGGAGGAAAAGGAAAAGGAGGAAAAGGAAAAGGAGGAAAAGGAACTAAAAAAAAAAAAAAAAAAAAAGGGGGTTCAAAAGGAAAAACAGGAAAAAAAAAAAATCAAAGTAGAAAAGCTAGGAGAAGGAAAGGAGGTGCTATGACTAAAAATATGAGATATTCAAACGTTCCTTATAAGTCACTTAAAATGACAAAAAAGGTTAATAGAATAAATAGAATAAATTAAATAAATTAAATATTTGTTTATATTAATGGATGATAACACAGACGATGTTTATAGGTCCAAAAGATTTTATGAAATAGACACTATTAAAGGTGTCGCTACAGTATTAATGGTTATTTTTCACTTCTTCTACCTAATGTATCATATGAATATTGCTGAATATAATATCAGGTGTGGTGTTCTCTATGTCGCAGCTAAAATAGCACATGTTCTATTCATTTTCGCAGTAGGAGTAAACTTAGCCATCAGTTATAAAAAATTCCGTAGACAACACCGTGAAGACTATCGCAACAACAAATATAAATACTACAATCAATTCATTGGTAAATCTCTTAGAAGAGTCCTATATCTTTTACTTGCCGGCGTTACAATGAGTGTTCTTTCATACTTAACTTTTGGTAATTTATACGTTAAATTCGGTATTTTCCATTTTATAGCCGCTGCCGTATTCTTAACTATGCCTATAGTCGGAAGTAAATGGTTATCATTTGTTACCACTGCTGTAATTGGATTATTATACACTATAACAAACTCACCTAGAATGCGTAATTATTCCAGTCAAGCCTGTAATAGTGCCCCTATATTCTGCTTTGTTTCAGGAATATATAATACCAGATTCAGTAGCCTTGACCACTTCTCATTAATACCATTTTTAGGATTAGTAACTTTCGGTATATTTGTTGGAAATATGATATATTCAAGAGGAACACGTAAATTTCTAAATCGTGAGCATAGTGAAAAACTAGACAATTTCTTTGAGACTAATACACTAGCTAAAAATGTGGGACTTTTTGGAAAGTATTCGTTTGAAATATATTTTGTTCATTTCGTAGTTTTCTACCTTATGCTTTTAGGTTACAAGAAAGCTAAATTGAAACTATTCTTTGAACACGATAAAAATGTTACTAATATTCACGAAGAATTTTCTCAAATATCCGATATATCAGACCCAGATTGTTTGTTTGAAGATGAAAAATAATTTTATTTGTTTTTATTAAATGCCTAATAATAGTAAAAAGATTATTAAACCAAAGACATTAAAATTCCAGGACCACCCTGAATTTACACCTAATTTAACTCCTAAACAGGTTCTTCAAAGTGGCGCATTTGGCGGCACATACTATCGTGACATTCATAGTGGAGTTACTAAATTGGACTATAAAGACGCCTGGAAGGAATTTCCCGAAGATTGGTTCTCTGGTCTCAACATTAAACGTCAAGTCACAAGGAAATGGGAAGACTATGACACAAAAGTAAATAAATATGGTGTTAAAGTAGGCACTACACTAGAATTTTGGCAGGATAAAAACTGGATACGCGAGCAGGACCCATATGGATGGTTTCAATGGTATTGTCGTTTCACACTTGGTAGAAGGTCTCCTGATGACGAACGTCAAATAGGTAGATATAATGCTATGCGTAGATTCAAAGGACCATTAATGCGTGCCATACGTGACGCGGGTGCTAAATACGATGACTATTCTATTTCTCCTGGACGCAGACAAACACTATTACATTGGGGTTACGAATTAACAGAAACAGACTATAAAGACTGGTTAAAAAATAATAAAAAATAATTAATTAGAAACTCATACAGCTACTAACGCATTTTCTGTATAAATTTCCAGGATTGAATTTACTACAACAATCGCGACAACCTGATACGCCATCTCTGGCACCTAAACAGGAACTTATGAATTTTTCATAACTTTTTTTGAAGAATACTAGTGTTAGAATAACAAAAGCAACTATAAAAGATAATAAAACATATAATTTATTTCTTGATAATTTCATTAATAATATTTTAATAATATTTTAATACAAAAAAATTAATTGTTCAATTCAGCACCGGAATATTCTAGTAACTCTTCAAAATTACATTTTTTTCCCTTCTTTTTAGTGCATTTTTTACATTTCTTTTTAAGATTAGAACGACGTTTGCTTTTATTCTTTGAAACCTTGTATTTTTTTCCTCTATCCATTGCCTCAAATTCGTCGTCCATGATTTCATACTCTAGTTTTTTTAATTTTTTACATGGATTACAATTTTTTTCGCCTAGTTTCGTTGAACACGCTTTACCGAACTCTTTTTTTGCTATTTCCATAAATCGTTTCTTAGAGTGTTTTCCATCATTGTTAGAACCTACACCAGTGTATACTACAACTTTATAATTTTTATTATTCATATAATATAACTATAGATTTATTTTTTTCGACTTACTCAGAACAGAACCACTGAAATTATTTATTTTTGTGTATTTCTTCTCTTGAGGAAAATTACTCGTATTCACCTTAATTTTATCTACTCCGGCGTCTTTTATCCAATAATCCAAAAGTTGAGGTTTTTTATGGTCGTGTTTAGGAACTTCGTGTAACCACATTACTTTTATTATATAAAAAAAAATAAATTTTAAGTAGTCAATTTTCAAAAAAATCACCACCAACTCCTAAACACTATTTCTTCGCCTGTCGCCTGTAGGTCCAGGTATTTCTTAAAGAAATCGTGAGCGTGATATAAATCCCAAATTACTTCAAATTCTTCCCCAGTTCCAAAATGTTCTAAAACTTCTCTTGTTATAAATTTGTCAGTATCAGATAAAATATTTTTTAATACTTTTACAAATGCCGTTGCTGTTCCTATACTAATATACATACAATTGTCACCTAGTGATTCGCGATGTCTGCGACCCATAATATGATGTGTTAATTGCTCAACACTAGTAAAACCTGAATTCGCTAATATATCACGAGTAAATTGCCTAAATGGAAAAAGAATATTCCAACGCAATTTAAATGTGTCTAATACGTCTAGTGGTTGTCGGTATCCATGTTGGATTATAATGTCTATATTCATAGCATACCTGTTACTCATTAATTCTAATTAATCTTAATTAATAATTTGTTTCTTAAGCAAGTTTAATATATTCTAGTATCTTATTATGAAACTTATATATTATTATCAAACCTTCTGTGGATTGACAGATATTCTCGCTAGTGAATATAAACCAAACATAATACACGTGTCCAGTATTCACTTTGGCGAAGATTATATTCATTTGAATGACAAACCACCAGATTCACCAGATTTCGACCCAGTTTGGAGTGACTGTGAAAAAGCAGCTGAACAAGGAATAAAAATTGTATTGATGATAGGTGGAGCAGGAAGTGCGTATGAACAATTATTCTCTGACTATCCTAAATACTATCAAATGCTTAAAACCACACTTGAAACGCATCCTGTTATTTCTGGAGTAGATTTTGATATAGAGGAAGAATGTTCATTGAACGACATTAGAATGTTAATGCGTGATATTCGAAGAGATTTTCCAGATTTTACAATGTCACTGGCGCCAGTTCAAAGTAGTTTAGAAGCGGATTATCCTGGTATGGGTGGGTTTGTTTACAAAGACCTATGGAATTCACGTGAAGGTTCTTGGATTACATACTTAAATGGACAATTCTATGGAGATTTCTCTCTTGAAAGTTTTGAAAGTTGTGTAGAAAATGGATATCCAGCTAATAAAATAGTAATTGGTATGCTATCAAGTGAAGGTTTTAATGATTGTCTCATTGAAATTAAGAAAATAAGAGAGAAATATCCAGATTTTTATGGTGTATTTAATTGGGAATACTTTGATTCACCTCCTAATCCTATTGAAAATCCAAACTTATGGTGTGAAACTATAAAGCGTGAATGTTAAATTATCTACTTTCTGCTTCCGCTTTTTGAATTAGCACGAAGGGAATTATTACTTGCCTTTTTCATTGCTTTTACAGAGTTCATTAATTGTTTCTTTTCAGTTTTACTCATAGTAGCTAGTTTAATACTAATATAAATTACTTGAACAGCTAAATAACATAACATAAAAGCATAGAAGATGGACATATAAAACATAAATGTTCTACGCCAGTCCTTTGAGCATTCGCATTCAGGTTTAGAGAGTGTTAGTTTATGTGAGTATTTGAAAAGAGCATATACCTGATATATTCCGGCAGATAAAATGAGTAATGATACAATTACTCTAAGTGCCTTTGGAACATATACCTTTACACTCAAAAGTGTTAAAAGTAAATTCAATAAGAATAAACCAATCATAGCACCTGAGAAAGTTTTAATATAGTTACGAAGTTTATCTTCGGAGCATTCACACTGTTCAATTTCTAATTTTCTAACGTATGATAAAAATACAACATTTATAGCGACGCCAACAAGATTACCGAGCATATTTTATATAATATATTTAGAAAAAAAAGAAATTCTAGTATTAATTATTAATTATTTTTAGGAAATTCTAATCCTTTACATCTCACCATTTTTTCACGTAGATAGCAAACAAGAGATAATCTAGTGTAATCTTTGGTTTTGGGTCGTATTTCAGTATTACAATGCCATTCATGGACATTCATACCCAAGAAATCTCCGTGACGCGCATCAACACAAATACCATATTGAGGAAATCCAGTATATCCACCTTCATAATCACCTTCTTCTAATACCACCAAATTACCAAATCCATCAGTGAGGTCTCCTTTATCAGTGTGTAATCCTGTTCTCCAGTTGTGATTTATAGTTACTGTTGAGAAGGCAGTATCACTTATTACAAAAGGAGTTTCGTGGGCTCTTTTGTATTGAACAGAGTGACGGTCTGGAACTAATCTTTTGAACTCTCGGTCTATAGCCTCAATTAAAGGTATGCTTTCTTTCCATTTTTCTACCTGCTGACTAGTGAATGCGGTTTCTCTACAAGGAGGAGGATTAACTTTAATGTTTCTGTCTGGTTTATCAAAGTAACCAATAATATTACTTGTGCTTTGATTTCCAAGTGAGTTATTTACCAATTTACCGGTTTCTTTGCTAACATATGCGAGAATACGGAATTTGCTTTTTTTTACAAATTTGCTTGCATCATTAGCATAAAGAGGCATTTTTTTGAGATCAATTGGTCCAGCAGCAGCTCCACGATTATCGTGACGTTTCATGGCCGCTTTTTTTAAATTTGCTATTCCTGCCCTACAATGTTTCTCTGGAATTACACCCTTACGGAATTTAACTAATAATTTTTCACGATTTCCTTCTTCATCTACACCCCATACATCTGTATCCTCTTTTACCACGAGTGAATAATGTGAGGATGGAAAGTATTCTGATATTTTATCGGCAATTGCTTTATCGGTCATAATCTTACGCACGTGATATACTTTTACTCCATTTTCATCAGTTACTGAAACTACAGGGTCAACTTTACGTTTAAACACCTCGTTTCTCTGGGGTTTTCTTATAGGTCTAGGTGGCGCTGGTGAAGATTCACGGGTAACTCTTGCACGTTTCTGTGTAGTCTTGTTTTTAATTACTTTTTGTTTACGCCTACGTGTTTTAGGTCGTCCTCCAATTGAAAAAAAATTCATTAGTATCTAATATTATGCTACATAATTATTCTATTAGTATTGAATAATTAATCTTAATCTTCCAAGAGACCAATAATTGAAATTTGATTTTCTCCACTGTCAAAACGTTTTCCAATAATTTTAACGCGAATATTGTAACCTTCTCGCATTTTTTCGAATTTATCGTTGTTCATATGATGCTGTTTCGCCAATAGAATGCTGAGTGGTGGAGGGTCACCTTCTCCAGCTTGAGCAAGAATACCCATTTTATTTACATTTGTAATTTCCGCTTCTAAGATGTCTCCTTCAACTGGATTACAAATCTTTGCTGAATATTGAATATGGAAGATAAAGTTGGCATTAAAATGACTCAATTGAGCAGTTCCAGCACTTCTACTTACAATTTCCACTGAACCAGGCAATACAAATCCTTCTCGAATACATTTTCCTTCAAGTTGTTTCTTCAATTTAAATAAGATTATGTTCTCTATATTTCCATTAATTTCGTCCGCACCAAGACCTAGACTAATGCTGAGAATTTGTGTAGTATTCATAGTATTATTATTATCATACATTTTCTTTTTTAAATTCAATTTTTAATAAGTTTTTGAAAGGCTGCGTCTTCTAATGTTAAGAAAGTGGAAAGTTCTGGTGTGTTTGATGCTATCATAGATAATATTAAAACTAAACACAAGTTATCTTTCTTTTTGAGACTTTCTACAGGAAACTTAACTGTGATTTCTCGTGAAGTTAAATAATCCATAATATTCTTAGCAGTAAATGTTTCACACTCTCGCCCAGTATTTTTGCCCTTAGATTTCTTTATATTATCACGAATTTTGAACTTTGAGTCACGGTCAATAAATCCAAGTAAGTCACTATTTTTAATAGTTTTACTTCTAATATCTATACGTCTCAATAACGCATTATGCTCACCAGACCCTGGAAGTCTTTCAACAAATGCCTCTTTTTCATATTCAAATAATTTAAATACTTTCTCAACGAGTGAATACCAATAAAAACCTTTGTTATTAAAAACTCTTGACAAATACCATTCAATTATCATTAGTGACGCTTTCATTTTCACTTGTTCCATTGATTTATCCGTGGCTTTTGGTAATAATTCTTCAATAGGCGCGGATGTGCTTTCACTACTTTCTGGTAATAACTCTCTCATACGTGTTTCTAATATTTGACTTATAGGCATTTTTTCAACTGTGGATTTAACCCAAACATATAAGTAAAAATCTAAACGTTGCTTGTCACTTAAATTCCAAATCTGAATTTCTCCACTCAATAATTTTTTGAAAATTTCGTCAATGTTATTTTTAACCTTAGTATTATTACCTAGATTTGAATTGGATTTGTATGTCATTTTTTCAACAAATTTTCCAACGCTAGGTGTTAAATTTACTTTCATAGTTCTCTTTGGTAATGCTGTTCTTACATCCACCAATTTTATTCTTTGACCTGATTTATCGTGTTTGAAATATTGAGCATCTACAGTAATGTAATATCCTTCGGAATAAACTAATCTTGCTGGTTTTTTGTGTATAGAAACTAGTGGTATTTCATCACTAATTATTCTGTATACTGCTAAATATATAATTTGGGGGTCACGTGAATATTTTTGTAAACTTGGTTCAGCAATAATCTGTTCAAGTGTCAAATCACTTTTCAATGAAAATATTTTTACTAAATCATCTACACATTCATCGATATTATCAGTCATTCTCTTGTAATCGAAGGTTGACTCATCAACCTTTTTTGATTTTGTATCCACACCACAACTGTATGGACAGAGAGCGTAATTACAATTTCTTGAGTAGTCATTGTCATTTAATGTTTCCTCTCTGCGATTATTGCGTGAATCAATCATTTCAACACTCTGGTTGTATGGTGCTCCAACGAATAAATTTACACCGCGGTTTGTCTCACAATCTACGGCATTTCCCTTTAAAACGTGCTCGACTTGTGCAATATGAACGTCCTTGTTTTCCGCCTCGCGATATATTTTTAAATCTATTGTTTCCTTAGTTTCAGCGACTTTTCCTGGTTTTACTGCTGCATAATGATAAACAGTAACATTTCGTTGTTCCCTAGGTAAATCAATGTGTGAACAATTACGAATACCTCTACCTATAACCTGTTCAAGTTTATTCAAATGAAACCACGGGTCTAACATATGAACTTCGCGAATGTATTTAAAATCAAGACCTTCACTGGCACTTTCACTACCGAGAATAATCTTTACTCTAGAACCATCTTGATTACGTGGTTCAATACTCAAATATCGTTTGTATGCTCCATCGCTTAAGTCACGGTTACCAGTAATTAAAGCGTAGGTATAGTTCTTGAGAATATCATCAGGGGCGTATAATTTTCCAGGACTTGGAAGACTCTTACCTTCGGCTGCTGAAAGTCCTAAGTGTTTAGCGACATTTCTAGGGTCACGATAGTCTGCTTGACGGAAATTTAATAAATTACCATTTATATTTTTAGCACCTGCCACTTCAAGTGCAAGAGCAATAGAAACTACACCTGCCCACACGTATCTGGAATAAATAAACACAATTCCATTTTCACAACGTTTCACATTTTCAAGAATTGCCTTAATCTTAGCGGAATATTCTCCTATTTTATCCAATTTCAAGAAATCCAATGATTCAGGATTTTGAAAGTTTGGCATAAGTGTAAAACGTTTATGGCACTGGTTTCTTATAAAATTTTGTAAGAGACCTTCGTGACTATACACATTAGCAGTTTCACTATCAGTTCCTCTAGGGAACACAATATTTGATACATTAATACCTACGCTTTCAAAGCTACCGAAACTTCCTTCAATTTCTTCATAGTATTTCAATTGTGTTTTACCTTTTGCCATTACACAAGGAACTATTTGTAATCTCTTAATTACATCATCTGGGTCTAATCGCTCTCCACGTAAATCTTGAACTGGGAATTCAGATATTAATTCACGTGGATGAGGGTATAATCTCTTTGGAAATGCTAGAGGATTTTCGCTTCTTAAATATGATACTAAACCTCTTGAAGATTCTTCTAGTAACTCAATTGACTTTAAATGTCTGCCCTGAAAGAGGTCACCAGGTTTTACAGTTGGAAGTCCAACATTAACTCTAAGTAAATTGAGTATAGGAACTATATCAACTGGTTCATTAAACATTGGAGTTGCGGAAAGTAACAATAATTTCATATTATCTGTTGAACTAACAATGTCCATTAAAAACTTAGGTAACTTACTTTTTTCCCTTGGTGCTTCTTCTGGTAACTGAGTAGCAGGGTCTATTTTTTCTCTTAAAGGTTTTCCAATATTATGAACTTCATCGATAATCATTACACTACGATCAAAGTATTCCCGTATTTTATCGCGTAAATTAATACGTGGCTCGCGCTCCCATTTAGCCAACATATTCACCAAGGCTTGATATCCAATAAATTTATACTTTGCATTAATCTTTCTATTTATTTTCTTCATTAGTTCTTCATCATCACGGAACTTTTTGGATTTTATCATTTTAAGATATTTATCGCGCAAACATTGCTGATTAACCTTTTTACTTTTGTAACGCTGAATATTAAAGATATTCTTACGGAAATTCTCTTGAATACTAGGGTTTAATACAACTATAATTTTCTTATGATTGCTCTCTAATTCTTCTGAAAATTGTTCGGCAATTGAAATACTACTACAGGTTTTTCCAGTGCCTGTTCCGTGGTAAAGCAAAAGACTCCTATATGGAGATTTACCATTCATAAAAGATTTTAAAAACTTTTGAGTATTTGAAAGTCTAAAATCACCACATCTTTTCTGAGATTCTGCTTCTAAATCTGCGTCAGTAGATAGTGGTTTGCTCATATTAAACTTCGACTCACGTTTTTCGAAGATTTTTTGATTAAAAAGAGGGTCAGTGTATTCTGGATATTTGCCAGCCATAACTTATATTATATTATAATATCGCGAGATAAATATTCATCTACTTTTTTAATTAATTCTTTCTTTGCTTCATTATAATTTCGTATTTTAACTAAACATTCGTCTAGACTATACCATGAAACATCACTTATTTCAAGTAACTGAACTGAATTTTCAAGGTCTAGTTCTAGTGCCTTCTCAGAAACATAATCAGCTAAGAAATAAATGTGCTTGTAACGAATATTATTAGTTCCCAGGAATACTTCTTCAAATTTAGGTGCTGTTTCGAGTATTTTATAGTCAGTAGTTGATAGTCCTGTTTCTTCATTACATTCACGAATAGCTGCTTGTCGGTCACTTTCTTTTAGATTTCTTCGCCCTTTTGGGAAACCCCATTCCTGTTCTGTATAATCTTTTGGAGCTAATCTATTGAAATCTTCCAAATTTAATTTTTGATTTAATTGTGTAACAATCAAACCATTTTTCAATATATCGAATTTTTTCTTTGAGTGAGAGTATTCATTCTGATATTGTCTTACATTCTTATTCATCCAAAGAGATTCCCATAATTCATCAAATGTGCTATTTAATATTTCTTCTCTTTCACCTATTGTCATTATGGAAAAAATACTTAATATGTATTTATAGTTATCTAGCGTGTATTTACCTCTCATAAATTCCACAAATCCTATTGTGTTTCTTCGTCTTACCATTAAATATTCGTGCCGTTTTGTCTCTGGGTTTTTTTGAAAAACAATAATACCCATGCTCGTTATAGGTTGGAGACATTTCTTGTATATATGTCCAGGTTCTCCACAATTCCCACAGTATAAACTAGCGTTTTTTTTCATTGTGAAACTTCTAATAATTTTAATTAGTAATTTTTTAAGTATAAATTTTTTGTAAGTATATAATAGATATAATGGAACCAACGCGCTGGGGACCACACTTATGGTTTTATTTACACACTATTTCATTTAACTTTCCAGACAATCCAACACATTTACAAAAAACTCAACATCTAGACTTTTATAATTCATTGGGTAATACTATTCCTTGTGAAAAATGTAAAAATCACTATTCTGCTCACCTACAAACACAACCACCTAGACTTGAAAACCGTGACTCTATAATACGATGGACTGTGGACCTTCATAACAGAGTAAATAAGTCATTAGGAAAACGCGAATGGACATATGATGAAGCAGTTGAAGCATATAGAGCATATTTTAAAGGAAAATCTGGACCCTTAGATAACTTAAATTATTCTAGTAATCAAAAAATTAAAGAGAGTAATAATAGAGTAATTGCAGGAATTCAAATAACGGTAATTATTTTGGCAATTATCTTAAGTAGTTACTATTTAATAAGGAACCACAAGAAATCTTTAAAGAAAATAATTTGGTTATAGATAACCACTTAAAAATTAGACAAATTGAAAATTATAAGAAATGACAGAAGATATTCAAATAAACGAAATTAATGACAATTTAAACGATGCTAGCGCTTCCTCTTCTGATCCGGAAGAAGAAAATGTTAGAGTTACCCGTAGTATGGCACGTGAAAAAACTAGTTCTGTTCCACAAATTGAAAGCGCATTAGGAGATAAATCAGAGTTTGCGTCACAAACAGATTGGGGTGCAGACAAAATCGATATTACTTGCTTTGACCGCATTACTAGTTTTACAGCATTCATGATGGGACTTATGATTAATTGGGGAAGTTTTAATATAATGGGGTTTATGATGGGGATGAACTATAGATTCTTTATTAAAAGAAAAAACACTTCCAGATTATACCTCGAACTTCAAACTGTAATTCCGGCATTTGTATTGGGTGTTTTCCTAGTGAATATTTACTTGCCTTATTTCATTGCTAGTGTAGTTGCTGGATATACATATCGCAGTAGAGGAGCGTCACTACAGGAAAATGTAAATTCGGTATTCAGTAAAATTCCAGAAAGGTATCGTGATGGTATGCGTTTTGGTAACCGTAATGAATTTTTGCGAAGTATTCTGGGAGTAGTAAGTGAAACTATTACAAAGGAAAAAACAGTTTAATTTTAACTATTTATAGGTTTTGTTTTTATTATATTATTATTATATATACTATGCCAAATTATAATATTAATGTTGAAAACTTTATTGGAAATGGAAGAATAAGATTAGGTGGAAGTTACGCTGATAATCCATTTGGTGTTCTTGATACAACTGGTTTAGATAAAATTAATATTAACCAAGCTGAGGCTCTTTTTCACTTTTTGTCACAAAAATCTTCATTAACAGCAGCTGAAAGTGCCATCATTTTAAATGATGCATCAGCAGTGGCATCACAGACTGCCACTTTATCTGATGCTGCAGATGGAGCCTTAGCAGGTGACGATGGTTTCGCTACCAACTTAACTGTTCAGTTTTTAACTGGCAACATTTCCAGTGCTTGTGATATAGGTGCTGTAAATCCATTTAGAAATACAGATGGTGACGGCGCTACTCATAAATCACTTATAGTTTTTAAAGGTAATACACTTAACACTACAAGCCCTATTACATTTTCATTAAATTCAGGCGATGGATTTGATGCAAGTGCCTGGAATTTAATTGTTTCAGGTTCTGGTAATGATATTTACACATTGCCCGCTGTTCCAGGTAACGACACTGATGATGACCTAACACTTACTTCTGGAACAAGTGGTATGAAAATCTTGAATGGTTCATATATTTATTTTGAATGGAATGTAGCACAAACACAAGTTGCAGCAAAAGGATTAATTCGTGTTTCAGGTGGAACATTAACAATTGATACTGCTGCACCATAGTCAGGTTTTTATCTAGGATTTTTTTTTTTTTTCTAATTAAAAAATAATGAGGGCATTAGTCTTTTTAATATTTTTAGTAGTATTATGCGTAATGATATATTTCGGTAAAATATCAGTTGAACCTATTATATTTTCTTCAATGAAATATTATAATTACATAATAGGGGGATTTCTAGTATTGTTACTTTTAGTAAATCCAGATGTTTTAAAAAGAATGTTTTCAGGAAAACAGAAAAAACTGAAAAAGGAAGACCTTATAGAGGAGTTTAACTTCGTAAATCACGTTCGTAAATTAACGAGTAACGTTGAAGCAAAAAACAATAGATTCAACGAACAAAAAATAAGATTTATTTTAGAGCAACAGGGTGGATTATGTAATAATTGTAGAGCAAGCATAAGTGTTTTTCAGGGTAAGTTAGACCTTAAGAAACCTATTTCATTGGGTGGAGATACTGAAAATTATAATTTACAGGTATTATGTATAAAATGCTTTAATGAAAAACAGAGTATTAATAATTTTTTAAAATAATTTATATGATTTATTTATAATGGATTTAGTTAAAGTATTAATATTGTCAATAGTAGGCGTAGTATTTTTAGTTACTATTTTGGTATTATTGTATAAGGCATATAATAAAATAAGTGCTTCAGTAGGTGTAGAAAACGCATTAAAATTAGGAAAAATAAATACTTCACTATACACTGTAATTCCTTCAGCAGAAATAGTAAAACCTAGAGATGGATTTAATTACACATTTTTAGTGTCATTTAATGTAAAGAATTTTTATCATAACTACGGTTATTGGCGTCACCTATTTCATGTCGGAACAGAAATAGATACTAATAAAATATTAGAGTATCCCTATGAGGGCGAAGGAATAGACAACTGGGATGAGGTTACAGCCGATTTTCCTGATCAAAATCCTGGATTATGGCTTCATCCTACAAAGAATACATTAAGACTTGTAATTACAACAGAACAGTTTGAAGAAGGAGCATTTCCTGACCACGCACATCCAAAGTCATCTTTCACAGCAACTGACACTAAAGAACTTGAAGTAGCTAAAAAAATAATTAATACTTTAGATATCAAGGATGTTCCTATGAATAGTGATGTAAAATTAGGGTTTAGTGTTTTTCAAAACAGTGTAACAGTATTTATGAATGGTAGTATTCGCACAATTTTTACAATTACTGGAAAACCGTTTGAAAACACTGGTTCGCTATTCATACATAGAAACAAGACATACTCTGGTTTAATAAATTATTTGGAAATTTATCCCACTGTTTTAAGCGATAAAAAGATATTGGAAAAATTAAAATAGAGGTATAAATTATATGAGAAAAGTATTAATTGGTTTATTTGTAGTTATAATTGTAATAATTATTATAGTATCATTTTTATATTTTCGAAAAAACAGAATACACAATATAATACAAGATTCAACATTAGAGTTGGTAGGTGACTTTTCACGTAAGTATCCCAGCACATTAGTTCCTGTAAGTAAAACAGGTAACAGATACACTCTCGCATTTTCATTATATTCTAAAAATGTGGCTGAAAATTCCAGTTGGAATAAAAAATATGACTCACCCAAGGGTATAATTTCTCACTATGGTTCTCCTAATGTTTATATGATTCCTAAAATTAACACATTGAGAATATCTATTGCGTATCGTGATGACATTTCAAATAAAACATACTATAATTTTGATTTGAAGGATTTTAGGTATCAAGTCTGGGAACACATAGTTATTGTTTGTAATGATAGAAACGTTAATATTTTCTTAAATGGTGTTATGATAAAGGGCATGTATTTACCTAATATTCCTCTTATTTCACAAAACAGTTTTTATATTGGTCAAAAAAACAATAATTTCAATGGTAAAATACGGTATGTCGAATATTTTAATGACGCTTTGAATATACAAGAAGTAGAAAAACTTTATAATGCTCGCAAATAAAAATCTACTGATATATTATTAATATGCCTAAACGAGGTGGAGCAAATGTAACATCAAATAGTAATAAACCTAAAATCAGTTTAAATGGTCCTGTCGATAAATTAAATAATAGTTTAAATAAAGTGACTAACAATAAAGTTGTAATGCCATTAAATACCACTGGTAATAATTTAGCAAATAACAAACCAGTAATGCGTATGAATAATTCAATGTTGAATAAACCTTCAGCAAACAATTCTGTAAAAAAACCACAGGATTATACAGTTATTATAATAATAGTGGTATCAATACTAGTAGTAATGTTATTGGCTTTCTTTGCTTACAGATACATAAGCAATAAAAAAATAGTCAGTCAAATTAAAACAAAGGAATTAGTCCCTTATATACACGACGCCAAGACTATGACAAGAATATCAAATGGAAATATTCCAGTATCAACTGAGCGCAACTCTTATAATTATAACTTTTGGATGTATGTAAACGATTATGATTACAGAAATGCCGAAGATAAGTGTGTGTTATTTAAAGGTTCATTAGGAGAAAGCGTTCATAGTAACGATACAAATGAAAACCCTGGCGTTTATTTATTAAAGAATAATAACACACTCAGAGTATTAATTAATCTTGAAACATCATATAATCCACTTGAAAAATCAGTCTGCACTCAGGAACCAATTGACGAATTAAATGAATCTAACGAAAATGATATTGTGAGTGTTGATACCCAAGACTCTAGCACAAATGCAATGCCATTAAATGAAAACTTTGTAGGTCATCATGATACCTCTAATGTTAAACCAGGATGTGACCATTGTGATATTGAATATTTCCCACTTCAAAGATGGGTTTCTGTAAATATTGCTATTACAAACAATGTATTAGATATATCAATTGATGGAAAATTAAAGAAATCTTGTGTATTAAGTGGTTCACCTAGTGTAAATAACAGAGATTTATTAGTTTGCCCAGAAGGTGGTTTTAATGGATTTATTGCCAATCTTAAGGCATCTAACAAAGCATTACCAGTTAAAGAAATATTAAAATTGTATAAGAAGGGTCCTAGTTTAAAACCAGGATTACTCAATTAATTTTTTTTTTTTTATAATAGTTATTATATATGGCTGATACTGAACAATTTAATAATGCCTTAATAAAATTAAAAAAA